CCGATCCAGATGCTTCTTACGAACGAAATAGAAGCGTGGGAGAAAGAGAGTAAACTTTCGAAAGTCTTCGTTATGAGAACGACAGACAGATACCAAGAAGAGTATCATTCGTCTTCGGGTATGGACGGCTTCAGCCCCACGGCTGATATGGAACCGGCGCATCTTTCTGACTTCGACGAAGGTTACGGCAAAGTCTTCAAGACGCAGATTTGGACGAACTCCTTTGCGATCTCCAAACAAGCAATCGAAGACAACCGCGATCTTGACATCAATGCTAAGGCAGTCGGCTTCGTTCAATCCTACGGACGTACTCGTGAGAACTTCGGTGCTGCGATCCTTGCAGGCGGCCTTACCGGTTTCGCAACGTATAAGAATATGCGTTTCGATTGCACTGGACTTGATTCTGCAGACGGTACTCTCGAGGGTGCAAAACAAACCTTCTTCCACAAATACCACAAGACACCTCTGCAAGGTGTTGCAGAAGACGGCACCTCGTATACTGCAGTATCGGCTACCGACGGTTATGCGACTGCACTCAACGGCAAAGTATTCTATACGAAACCGCAGTCGAATAAGTTCCAATCGGCAATCGACTTCTCGCTTCCTAAGGGCGTTATGAGAGTCTCTCAAGTCGATAAAGACGGCAAGGGCCAAGGCGTCACCGAAAGCACTGCACTTGCAAATAGTCAATACCTCGGCCTGTATGATAAGATCTGCAGAACGCTCGGCATCGTAAAATCTGCGTTTGCACTTCACCGTTCGTACAAAGGTGAGATCGTTCCCAGAAATCTTACTCGTATCGTAATGCCGCAAGATTATATCCTTGAGGATATGATTCGCAAAGCACTTGCTTCGGAATACGGTGCAAATATGGGCGGCTTCGAGATCGAAGTTTGGCCGTACCTTAACAATAAGGCAGGCTTCGGTGCTTCGGATCACGCGTTCATTATGATCGACCCCGTTGCTAACCAGAAGAACCTCGGCGCTGTTTGGTTCGACCGTAAAGCGCTCGAAGTTGATTCGTATATCGACAAGCGTACCAAAGCTAACTACTGGGACGGCCGTGCTCGTTTCCAAGCAGGTTTCGGTGACTGGTCTTCGATGGCCTACGTTAAGTGCAGCACTACCACAGATAATACGTGCTCGCAAATCGACGTCACAACCGGTACTATCGACGGCGCTACACTTTAATTAAGAAATAATAAGGAGACACTATGTTACTCAACGCGATAAAAGAACTGACATTCGACAAGCTGTTTGTCACTTCGAGTGAGGCAGTGAACGCAATGTACACTGAGAAGATCTCGCGAGCGATTAACGAGTGTCTCCTTCAAATTTCTAACGCATTAGAGCCGGTTACAAAAGAATTTATATACAATACTGCGGAACCTAAATTGTTTACAGGTAGCGAGTACATTGCATTCCCTCCGGACTTTGTACAAATTATCGATAACGACAATATCCGCATTCAAGACAAACACGGTATATACCAGTATGCTGACGACATTGAGTATGTTAGTAGAACTGGTATATATGTACATAGACCCGGCAAATACAAAATTCAATATGACGCGAACTATCCAGTAATAATGAAAGTTCCGTTCACGGGTGAAATATGGAGAGACTTTGATAATACTATCGAGTATAACAAAACTACTCCATTCAGATTCAAAATATTTGCAAGCAACAAAGATCAGCTCAAACTTGCAGGAGCCGACGCACTTGACGAAGTATATGAGTTGCCAGATGCGCTGGGACCGATAGCAGCAACGTATGCTGCAAGCGTAATACTCAGTATTGACGATCCTATTCGTTCGGCAACGTTACGCAATGAGTATGAAATGATGCTCGCAAGACTAAACACTGCGGAACTTGATAACCTTCGCGATTATCATAGCAGTAGAGGATGGTATTAAAATATGGCAAACAAGAAAGTTATCACTAATGAACCTGCGCATAAAGTTCTCGATGAGACGAGACTTTTCGAGGTCACAGTTGATACGGAGCGTAGCTTTCATTTGCACATTCCGAAAGGTACACAAGGCACTGATATTCTTGCAGGCGTAGCGTGTATGCTTAAAATGCTTGCCGCAAGAGAGAAGCAGAAAGGTAACGATTTTGACATTGATAGTTTCCTTGCGGGGGTAAGCACGTGGGTCAAACAGTTAGACGCCAACCCGGCGAAGTAGATATTCCGTCGAAAGACTATATCTATCATAAGAATCTGATCGGTTTTAAGGGCCTGGACACAAGAGAGAACCCTCTTGTAACGGACCCTCTTTCCTGTTCAGATGCTGAAAATGTTTGGGTTGATGCTAACGGAAATTTGACTACTCGCCCGCGCCTCCAGTATGTAAGACAGAATCTTAAACACGCCAACGCTGAAGTTGTAAATGTGATCTATACCGATAATGCGTACTGGACACTGTATATCAAAGACGGTGTTTATTATCTTACGCGAACGGATCTTACAACAAACGTAGAGACAGATTTTACGATCCCGACACTCACGTCTGCCAAGCTTGCAATTACAGAATACAAGAATGTTTACTATCTGGGTTGCTCTGCGGGGTATTATTCTTGTAACGCTGGAGATACAGTATTCCAAAAAGTTTCAGGTTATATTCCAGCCGGGCATCTCGGTGAAAGCGGGTATATCTATGACGAAGCACGCAATATTCTGAATAATCAGATAGATATTGCGCAACTTGGGGCTTTAGCAGCGGTTTATCCAGATGGAACAGTGCACGGCAGTTTTGGCAAGTATGTCGTGTATAGTCAATTAGATGCCCATAATAATACACGCCGTGTAGCCATTTGGGACACCCTGCTTGGAGAAGATTTCGAAGAGCTTCGTTCGAATTTGCCGAGTGACGAGTTAGGACCTAACCGACTGAGTGTATATGCAGACAACACGCTGATATGCATTGCGCTGTTCGAGTCTATACAGGCCGGTAATACTACATTTTGGCTGCGCTGTTATCGGTTAACCGCAAATACACTGACTCGCGTAACAACGTATTTTGAGTCTGGATCAGGTGTAGTTAACCGATGGATGCGAAGCAGTTTATTAAACGGCGATACAGCTAAACAAAATACATTTTGCGGTATTTATAATACGAATAACGCCAGTTGGACGGCATTAAAATGGTCAACTGAAAATGGACATATTTTGTTAAATGCCTCGTATAAATACTTGCAATGGGACTATGCACACATTACTAATCGAACAAATGGTATGAGTGGTCCTACCGTTGAGACCGGTCAATATTGCAACGAGGCGATACAATTCGATATAACTATGATGATGCAATTAGGCACCGTCTATATCGACGGTGAAACTGCTGTCGGTAATGGTTATATACGCCGTATTGGTTTGGCAGTATTTGCTGAAAATACGGACGTAACACAGTACTATGCATTACAGCATATATCGCTTCTAAATACTGAAGTTTCGCCTAGTAAAAATTATATGCTTGCTACTGTATATACAGCTAGCGCCGAAATTTTTCAATGTGTAGCTTGCAACTCGGCAAGCTACGTTGGGCACGGTTTAGATATGCCAGATCGGCGAATATATGTTGCTGGCGCAGATTTATTTACTGACAATTCATATCCGCGCAGTGATATGAAATATGAGCGTATTACATTGAGTGTGTCAAGTAACGACATAATCGCAGCTGTTACCGGGGTGAGTTTACGCGCATATAATGTTTATACCATAGCAACTGATGATAAAACTCTTGAACTGCACGAAGTTTATGAAACAGTAACAACAAGCGGCACGCAGCTCTATGTTACTCTGCCTACGCCGAAAGTTACGAATATTCAAATTGTTGGGTCACTAAGACAAACACCACAGTTATTCACAGCAAGCTCAAACGGAGTAGTATTCTTATACGCGGCACCGACGGCACATTTATCTGACATCACCGCAATCAGTGATAAATTAGCAGCTGGGTTTTCTGCTGCGTATGGCGTATTAGTTTGTTATACTGATCACCTAAATAGTTATGCATATTCATATGTATATGTAACCCAAACACTTGACGAGTATACGCCAGAGAATCCAAGCCTCAGAGGAGTATTGTTTCTTGACAATGTATACTGGTGGTTTGGTAGAACTAATATATACGGCACTGCAAATGAAGACTTGACGTATATGCCAGAATCGCGAAAGCTTGACGCGCCGTCTGAAATTCGCAACTGGGTACGTCTTACCGATACTTCATTCTTGGTATTCTGCGAAAGCGACACGTGCTTATATTACAAAGATACTTCTTCCGGTTTGTGGTTACGCACAGTACTCAACTTGCCGTTTGAAATTCTTTACCCAGACGAAACGTCCGAGTCTTGCTATGCGGCACTTAACACCGGACCTACTTATGTAACTCGCAACGGTATCTATGAGATTGCGCTAAGCGAAAACTTATTTACAAATGAGCGTCAAGCACAGAATATCAGCGATCCGTTGACAACGTTGCAAGGCGGGTTATTAAGAAAGCTTATACCGAGCATCGCACACTTGCAAACCATCCGGTACAAAGATTGGCAACTGTATATATTTACACGAGCCAACGCAACAAAAACAGAAATTATTGCGCAAGAGATTGCAACGTATAACTTCTTTTACTGGACATTACCGATCGTCTTTCAATCTGTATATCTTGCGCATAGTCAAGTATATCTTGTTACTAAGAAAGCAACAACCTACACATTCTCAGAGGCAGAGCTTCTGCGCGAGTATAAAAACGGCGATACGTTGCTGGCTGCAATCAAATGCTATGGTGACGAAGTATATGACACAGTTAAGAAAACAACGTCACTTAACCAGATTGATTGGCACTGGCATTCTGCTGTAATAAACCTCGATACAGTACAATATTATAAAACGTTGCTTGCGCTCATATTCGGTATGAACGACTATGACGACGAGTCAAGAATAATGTTTGAGTACCGCACCGATATTTATTACAAGTCGCATACCGAACAGCCTACGCAAGTATATGACGACTATGTATACAAGATTCGAGCTACACAGAAACCGATGGCGATCCCGCGCTTTATGTATATTCGTGTGCGCATTTCGTCGGTGAAAGTGCCCGAGAACGAAGATTGTTTGCCGGAAGAGTTTATGTGTAAGGCTAATCTATCGCAGTTAACATTCAAGTATAAAGTATTACGAGGACCTTTGTTATGAAAAAATTGACAGAAAAAGAACTCAATTATGCAAAGCAACTCGCGATCAAAGAATGGTTTAGAACCGAGTTTACTTGGCGTAAAGCAAGACTCGAGCTATACCGGTACTTTGGTATTAGCGAGCTGTGCGAGGATAACGAGTTCAAGCTTATGACGGACGCATATTGCAAAGAACAAAAATTGCGGGAGTTGCAAGGTAAAGACGAACTTCCGCCGGTAACAGAAAACAGTTTGTTTTAGGGAGGACTTATGGCAACACTTCAAGAAATATGGTTAGCGTATAAGGATCAAGTTATTCCGGTTCTTATTACGGCAATTATCGGACTCATCCCGGTTCTGTTCTTTTGGGTCAAGTCTAAACTACAGACTTCGATTACAAAGAACGAGCTTGTGGTTCAGAACTTGCAGCAGCTTAACAAGCAGCAAGCAACAGACTCACAGTTGATCAATACTGTCGCGGGACAAACGACTGACTTCACAACTACGGTCGCCGATATTAAACAGGCGCTCGCGCAACTCGCTTCGTTTATTGCGTACGCTTTTGAGAACAGTAATGTATCTCCTAAGCTTAAAGCAGACTTGCGGGCAATGGCCGCTGAGTTTAAGACGTCTGATATTGACGCGCTCAATCAGCTTGCCGAGCAGATAACAGCACTGAAAGACGAGAACGAAGCGAAAGCACAAACGATCGCGCAACTCGAAGAACAGGCTGCTCCGACAGTTACGAAGGCAGAAGAAGCACCGTCCGGATATACTGCGATTGAGAGGTAGACTATGGAAGACTCTACGAAACTCAAAATCGGCGGATATGTTGTTCAGATTATCGGGCCTCTGGGAGTCTTAGTATTCAAGTATAAAGAATTCTTAACAGTCTCGACTGGGTTATCGATGGCAGCAATCATTGCACTCATAGTTGTATTCATTGTAATGCGCAAGCAACTTGCTAAGCTCGATAATTTTGTACCCGGTGGCGTCGGCGTTTTGATTCTCTTTTTACTTGCGATATTCTGTCAGACTATAGGTGACCAACTGTTGTGGCTTACAGCGGCTACCTTAATCTCGACGGGCGTATCTGCACCGCTGCATATAATCAGTTATGCTAAAAAGAATGAGAAAAGAGATCAAACACTCACCGAATTGAGCGAATTGATCAATAAAAATAAATAAACACTTAGAATAGAATATTAAAGAAGCGAAATAGCAAGCTTAATAAAAATGCGTATATATTTATACGTAAACGCGCATCGTCGAAATGCGCGCTACATATCGCTTCATTTAATAAAAATACGTTATATTTCGGGGTTTATATGACATTTTACAGAATTTTAATCAGTATATTAACCAGTCTCATTGTGGGCGTGTTGTTCTGCATTTCTTTTATCGTATTAGGAATTGCCGAACTTTCAGTTGCTTTTTTAGTTGAGACTGGTATTATTTTAGTATTGTCGTGCGTCGTAAGAATAATGTGGTTTTATGACGGCCAGCGGCAAGCACTTGCAAGTGAACAAGTTGTTAAAGCAAAGAATGGACTGAATGCTGCGTTACAAAAGGTTACGGATACCGACGACTTCGATTTGTTTTGCGAAACGCTCAGTGAACAAAACAGACAGCACTACATTTACAGTAAAGTCGGTACGTTAACCGAACGCAACTTTGAACCGAACATTTTCGAAAAGATTTATATGAAGTTGCATAAGTCTTCTAAGGGCGATATGCTTGAACGACGTCGTGCGAAAGCCGAACGTGAATCTAATAAGAAGAAATTTATTGTTAGGTCTAGCGCGATTCTTGCTGGTACAGAGATTGAATATATTTCGGTTAAGAACTATGCGAAAGGGCATAACGTGAAATTCTTTGCAACAACTCTAATATCAGGAGCCGCGTCGTCGATTGTATTTGCAATGATCAATCCGACTACAAGCGTATTCAGTTGGGCGACTCTTTGGCGCTTCTTAATGTGGCTTGTAAATATAATAATGGCACTTGCGTTTGGTTGGTATAAAGGCCGTGTAATGACTGCAGATGAGTATATATCGTATTACGCGCGGTCTAACGACGTTGTGCAACGCTATATTCAAAGAAAAACAAATCATCCTGAACAGCCGAAAATTCATTTACCCGAACCGGTCGTAAATCAACCTGTTGCAGATACTTATCAGCCGGTACAAATTTCGTTGTTCGATATTGCACCGCAAAAATCGGAGGTATAAACAATGGCAATGTTATCAACCGAGTATAATGAAGCTCTGACCGGGAAAGTTGCAGAGCGGCTCGGCATAAAAGAATCGTTAGATAAGTTATCGGCAGGGCTCGGTCCGGCTCAGACACTTGCTGAAAGTGCTAATGCTGGAATGGCGTCTGCAGATAAAACCTATGCGCAATCAATGGCAGCTGCGCAGCAGCAAGCAACCGCGGGAGTCGCACAAGCAACTGCTGAGAAGCAAGCGCTGAGTGATCCGGGTACATTATCGGCAGGACAGAAATCGTATCTCGGCCAAGGATATGACGAGCAAGCTGCACAATACAGAACTGCGTACGACGTTGCTGCTGAGCAAGCCGCGGCTACAAAGAAGCAAGCATACGCGAATATCTATGATACCCTGAATAAGTCGGTCAATGCAACGTCTAAACAGTATACCGAGTTCATGACTGCATTGCTTAACAGCTCGTACGGTATTGCGGCACTTCAGAAAGTAGCCGGACTCAATGGCGTTGATACGGCCGGCTGGTTCACGACGAAAGGCGACGAATACCGAGCAGCACACAATCTTGTCGGCGTAGATTCTTCTAAGTTTGGTGCTGAGAAACAAGCATTGATGGACGATAAGTCACTGACTTGGGCATCTGCAACCATCGCAGAGGATGCGCTTGATAGACTGGGAGTCTATGACGCAAATAGTGAGATAGGTAAGCTTGCACGGTATTACCTCACAAATGAGTTATATGGTGGCGAAGGTACATGGAATCAAACGTGGACCCAAGAAGAGCGCAGCAAATATTTGCCGATGCTTGACGCCTTCCGTCAAGACGTTCTCGGCTATACGCAAGAATCGTTTGCAACTGAGAAAGAGCAGCGCATTCAAAGCGAAGCAGCTGCTAAAGAAAAAGCAACTGAGGCGGGTGTGCGTTATGCTGGTCAAAGTGAGTTAGGTAAAGGCTCAGATAAAGCCGCTGTCGGGCGTCCCATTAAGCTTACTTTAGATGGCACAAAATATGACGTTAAACTGGTTGCACAAGTGACTGGCGATGCCTTAACAGAATTAAATCGGTTATCTACACTCTCAACAGGTCATTCACTGCAAGTCGGAGACGTTATGCGTAGCGGTGACAAAGTATATATCACAACGGCGAACGGTACTTTTGAAGCAGATAGTAGTGGCGGTATGTATACGCACGATTATGGTAAACTACGCGCAACGATTGGCGACAATACCGCGTATGTCTATGACCTAAATAAAGTCGTTGGTGGCCTCGCAACACTAGTTGTTGATGGCGGCGTTAACCGGTATGGAAGATTTACCGACTTTACAGACGGGCCAGAGGCAGCTGCTAAATTCAATACCAGTTTACCACAAAATCCTGTCGAGGGCACAAATGCACGTGTCGGTGGAACATTCTTTGTTTTCCATAATGGCCAGTGGTGGTATCGTATTGTGTCCGAATCTGAAAACAAAAAGTTTATCAACGAGGAGTAATCTATGGATATAACATTTGAACCGTTTAAGGGTGCACAATACGTATCACCCGAAGAATATGTTTACCGCAAAGCACGGTTTTCTCCTGTATACAGAGAAGAAGATTATCAAGCCGAGCGGGGAAAAAGTGAAGCCGCAGGAAGGCGTTATATTCAGCAGGCATACTCCTTTATTTCGAATAACAAAGGAGTAACTGCTGAAGACTTTGCGGGTATTCAGGCACAAGGTTCTGAGTATTTGAAGAATGCTTGGGGTGACGCTTGGACGAGTACTGACTTTAACAAAGAGTTATACGAAAGCTTTACAACGTCCGACGAACGTGTTGCTTATCTGAATGCGCGCTATGCAACGTCTAAAGAGTCGGCAACTTCGATCTACAAAGATATTGATAAGCGTCTCCAGTCCGAAATTGACAAGCGAGCACAGCAAGAAGTCGATACTCAACTCGCCGCTGGTTTGATAACTGCAGATCAGCGTGAGTCTGCATTTGCGTCGGCAAAGGCCAACATTACGTCGGCTGAAGGCAGCGCGTGGATGAAGGACTGGGTTAGTAAGGCACGCGAGGAATCTCTCGTTTTCGCCGGCAACGCAGAAGGTCTCAATATGAATACGCTCGACGACAAGTACTTCGAGTATTTGCAAGAGCTTAACTACAAACAGGCGCTTTACGAGAATGCTTCCGGCTGGGATAAGTTTGTCGATTCGTCCCTCAATATACTGCACAATATGAGCATCGGCTTCTTGGCAAATACAGGAGCCTCTATTGTCAAAGGTTTAGGCGGTGTAGGAGCGTTGATTGGTGGTATCTTTGATCAAGACGTTATCGATCGCTACGCTGATTGGGCTGGAAGCTGGCACTATGAAACACCAGACTTTGCGTACTCAGCAGTTCAACATGATCAAGGTACACTTGGTAAAGTATTGCGAGTTGTAGACGGCGTCATTCAAGCAACTGAAATCACTTTAATGTCTGCAATACCTTATGCAGGTCCCGTATTATTTGCAGGAGTTGCACTCGATAACTGGGGTACGTATGTACCTGAGACGGAATATACCGAGGGTTATTGGACAGACGGTATTGGTTCGTACAAAGACGCCGATGGCCACGTGAATGTCGGTAAAGCGTGGGGTTACACAGCACTCAAGTTCGCTTGGGAGTGGGGCCTTGAACAAATATCTAACCCGTTCGATGGTTTATTCGGCACTATTTCTAAACCGCTGAATAAAGTATTCGACGGCAAAATCAGTAATAAGATTCTTAATTGGGTTGTCAATTCCGCGACCGAGGCTGCGCAAGAATGTTTGCAGGATGCCCTCGGCGGTATTACACAGGCAGTTGTTTATGGGGACGTTGAGGGTATGAAGGAAGCCTTCAAAGGTCTCGGTGAAACCGCGCTTATATCCTTCTTATCTGCAGGAATTGCTAGTGGTGTTACTACTACCGTCCTTAACAAACGCCAGAAATTACAAGTCATACGGTCTGTCAAAAATAAGTTTGGCGTCGAGCTTACTGGCCGTGAAGCAGGTATGCTGAAGAGCGCGCTTGAGATGGGAAGTGCCGTTGCTGAGAAAGCATTCGGCAAAGACTTTGCTACAAAGCTTGAGGCTCTTCGTGATTCTGATATTCAGTTTACTTCCGAAGAAATCACCGACGAAAAATCTGTTAAGCAATATAATAAGTGGGTCGCCGCTAAGTCTGGTGCATTGCAAGCCCTCGCCGCAAAAATGGGTTACGAGGCTTTCGCGTCGGCTGCTAACCTTGCAACGAAATCTGATATAACTGCAATGAGCCGCGCGATCAGTTACTTAACAACTGCGGATGCTACCGAAACAAACGCCGTGTTCGAAACAGCAAAGAAGCAAGAACAATCGGCAACCACCGCTATCAATACGGCACTGGCTACAATTGATAAGCGGCTTGACGAAATCAACAACCGATTAAAGAAGCGCAAAGGCGTTACGCAGGAAGAGCGCGCCGCGCTAAAGGAAGAGCGTACCGGTTTGCAAGCATCGGTGACTGCTATTACAAAAACTGCGACTAAACAAGCTGACGGCACCTGGGTCTTGAATGATCACTTTACGGATAAGGCAGTAGCTGCCAAAGCAACAGATGAGACACGGCGCGTTGCGAACAAGTTGCGCGAGCAGGGTATCGTTGCAGGCTTCTTCGAACCTACTGGAAATACGCAAGTCAGAATGTATATGAATCAAGATGGTTCTGTCATTCTTAATAAAGCATGGATTGAAAGCACGTCTCTCGAAGAAGCTGTAAAGCAAGTCGTGGTTGCACGTGCTCGTATCGTATTTGACGCACAACTTACTAAAGAAGAACGTAACGGACTTATAAGTTTAACTGCACGTATCGGTAAGGCAGAATCGAAAACGCCCGCTGATAGCGTACAGACACGTCCGTTCGAATTCAATACGAGCACCGGTATGTTCGAAGTTGCAGACACAGTTGCATTCGAGCAAAATCCGCTTAGTCCCGTATCTGACGTTGTGGGAATGCTGTATAACAAGTCTTTGCGTGACGCCGTATGGAAGAATAACAAACCGCTGTTTAAGAAGATCGGCGCATTGCTTAAAGACTGGTATAAACTTCAGGCAAAAGGTGCTAAGAATGCACCGAAGTTAAAGGAACTTATCGGCACAAAGTTTGAGCAGTCCCCGGCGTTCGTTGCACTCGTAGGTAACCTTGTCAATGCGTATGACGCTCAAATTCTGAAGGAAGGCCGTGGAGTTACAAAGGCGGCAGCCGTCTCCGAGCTTGCAATCAAGCAAGAGACTATGGATAAACTCGCCCTCAAAACTAATGACCCGAAGGATATTGCGTATAACGTTCCTGTAAATCTTAACTTGGCTGCATCGCAGACTTTCAAGATGCAAGTCGTCGAGGACTTCCTTGGTAACTTCGGTATATCGATTGATACGCAATCTGACTTTCGCAAGCTACTCGATATAAATAGTTATACTGGTACTGTCGAAGTCAACGGCGAACGAGTTGATGCACGCCAGCACGTTCTTAACGTACTGTCTAACTATAATGTTATCAAGTATCGCACTGATGGCTATTGGGGTGCTGAAGGTTATTATGACAAGAGTCCTGAAACTATAACTGCAAACTTCGGCTCGTTTATGAATGAATACCTTTACGCTACTTATGGTGTAATGGTAAACAAAATTACTGGCCAAGCGTTTACGGTTGAAGATATTCAGAACTTTATCGATCCTAACCTCCTTGATGCAATGCTTCTTAGCGGCAAAGATTATTTCCGTTTGTATGACATTATGAATATGAATGGTCGCCGCCGCTATGGTATGCAAGCATTGCGTACCGAAATTCTCGTAACACCTCAAATGCGGCAAGAAGGCTTTGCTCTTGGTAACATTGCCGGTAAGTATGGAATAGCCGTACAGAAAGGCGGGTATTTGCGCAATGCATTACTCCATGAGATTGGGCACGTTCTTGCTATGTATGCTGGCTTCCATCAATCTTTGAGTATTACGTATCTTAGGTCGGTACTCAAAGAGGCATGGGTTAACAATACAGAAGCCGTCCTTAACGCGTATAACTACGTATTCGGATTGAAAGATAGCCCCGTTCGTGAGACGAAACAGAATGTAATTGATAAGGTTACGAACCGAGCGCAGGTGCTTACCGGCGGTGTCAATCCGACGCAGGTTATCGATTCTCTTGCTGAAGCAATCTACACCGGCTTTGAATCTGCAGAACTTTCGGCGCAAGGAGAATATAATACGTACGGCCTTGAAAACCAGATTCAAGCTGAATTTCAATGGAGTGAGTTTAACGGACCGAACGAGCAGCAACCCAACCTTAATTATACAGCAACGCAAGTTGTAAAGGTCAAGGCGTCTGGAATATTCTCATTCTTAGACGGTGTCACGGCAACTGTTGGTCATTTCTCCTACAAAGATATGCGCGGTTTATTGACCGAGCAAACGCAACTTGGCACAGCGGCCGCCTCAGCATTGCACCTTGCAGATAAACCTGTAAAAATTCTTGCTGATACAAAAACAAACACGAATAGCATTGAATGGATAGAAGTAGATAATACAGTCCATACAATGCCAGTAAACAATGTATTGCTGACGCCATATACGGACACTATGGTCGATAACGCAATTCTCGCCGCACAGAACGTCGCAATCGATGCAACTGCCGGTGACGAAACAAAGGCAGCTACACGCGCTGATGCATTCTTTGATTACTTGAGTAGCGCCGTACTAAAGCGCCAGGCAGTCGGCGAATTTATTGACTGGTTAAATACGATAGAAGAAGTATATCCTGACACGCGAGACTTTATTGCACCGATGCTTGAAACCGGTAATTTTTCCCAGCTTATGACGCTTGACGGTCTCAATAAAATGCGGAATGTACCCGTATTTGACGTGTTTAATTATGGCAGTCATCAATACTGTGCACAGTTGAATAATTACCTCGTCAAAAACTTTGGTGTTGTAATTGGTCCCGACGGTAAATTACAAACGGTATACGGTACCCGTTCCTATGCAATGTTATTACGCGGCTACTTAGAAGCGCCAGTAATCGAAGAAGCTTGGACGGATGCCGAAAAGAAACAAGCTCGCGCATTGGGCTATACAAAGCTTGGTCAAATTACAATACCGGCACGGTATGTTCTGAAGAAGGATATTGATCCTGCGCGTCGTGGTCGGTTACTCAGCCAGCGATGGAAATTTGAAGCTCGCGATACAATATACGGTAAATCTATTCCGGCGACAGCGCGGGGTATCACTGTTCCTACAGATCATCGTATGGTTATACCAGTAGACGAAACTACAGACCCGTTAACTGGCGCAGTTACACTGCGTGCTTTACAAGTCGCGAGATTGGCTTATGAGCGCCTAATAAATGGAGATACCGTTCCTGCTGAATACCGTCGCGCGTTAACAGATTTTACACGTACTGTGTTTCACGAATTTACTCACGTACTGAGTTTAGTAACCCCAGTAACAATAACGTCGTCTGGTGAGTATGTTTACCCCGCCTTAATTCCCGGTAATACTGATGCGGAAGCATTCGCTAATTTTGTATCTAAGACATTAGGTTTGAGTCAGGCTGGCTTAGTCGTGAACTACGGTCAAGTGAATATTCCTGCTTATAGCATACTACGCTCGGTGTTATATTTCTCTGCAATTGATGAGCGCGGTGCTCACTACGAGTCATATACATTTGACCCGTCAAATGCTGGCAGTAGGCTAAAAGAGTTTGTGCGTGATTATAATATTACGTCGCACTTGGCTAAAGATGGCTACGTTGTGGTATGGTACGAGAATGAGCAGCGTCATCGCGCCGTGTTACCTGTTGCAACAGCTGCTCGCGCTATACAGTTAAGATTATCTACCCGCGTGGTAGAGGCGGTGCGTGCTCGCGACAAAGAGCTTTCCGGTATAGACCCACTATTTGAACTTGACTACTCAGTGGCCGATGCTGTACTCGCTCTTAGTAAGCTCGACGAAAAAGAGTTATCCGATGAGACAAAAGAACTGCTACAGCAAGAAAATGTTACGCTCGCCGACTTCCAGCAGTTGATAAGTGAAGGAAAGTTTGGTTCTAAACTCGCTGAGAATACGCTGTACAAAGCGCTTGGGCTTGATACTGCAGCACGCGATATGACAACGCTTCGCCAAGACGTAAAGGCGAAAGGCAAAGAACTGCGGACACTAACAGCAACTGAGCGGCGCAAACTTTTCAATAAACTTGTACTGCAAGAAAAACAGGTTACTCCGCAATATCCCGCTTGGACACAAGCTAAGCTGTATTCTAATAAAGCTGCTGAGCTTGTACGCAACTTGTACGATATTGTTGCAGCTGGTCTCGTGCCGGCACAAGTATTCGATCTCTTCCCGCCTGAACTTACTGAACTTATTCAGACAGGAAAAATTGCAGGCAAACCCGCGACACTTGCTGACATAAACTATATGCTTGACGCAGGTACGATCGTCAGCGAGGATGCAAAGAATGTTATCGTTCAATGCCATCCGCAATTCTTTAAGAACGAGAATATCAAAAGCTGGACGCAAGCTGCAGAATTTGCAACTGTCGGTCTTGCTTATGCACTCAATCTTCCTAAAGGGAAAGCATACCAAACATTGCAAGACGCGATCAATGATGGGCTTAAGCCGTTCGACGTTACTCCGTTTGAGCGTGCTGAAATTATTCGCCAAAGCGGAAATGCTGAGCTCGCAAAACAAGCTGAAGAAAGTGGTTTAGGTATCAACCCGCTTGATAAACCGAAGTATAATTTGTATCGGAACTATAATACCAATCTTGAGAAACCTGTAAATGCGGCGCACGCTATCACGTGGATTCTTGCAAAAGATTTAGACTTTACAATGCAAGCATACGAGTGGCTCGCTCAAAGTATGGCAATGCCGTCTGGTCTTTCGCCGTCACAATCCGAGATTGCAAAGACCGGTTCGCTCGAACTCGAGACAACGCATAAAGATCAAGAGGGCACGGTAAGCCGCGCAGATAGACAGACAGCCCAAGACTACGCGGCTGGTAAGTCTTCGGCGGTTGGCCGCGCAGATACTATGTCTACTGAGTCCGCTGCGCTAGTCGACTTCGATATGTCTTATGCTAAGGATACGAAGACTGGTGAATACACGTTCGCGAAGTTCAAAGAATACTTAACTGAAAAAGTAAAAGATATTCTTGACGAGAATCTTGGTATTCCTGGTTTGCAAGCATTCCAAGACAATATTGCCAACGCGGCTACTGAGATCAACGATCGTCTTGCAGAAGAATCGGGGCGCGACGTTGCCGACTGGGCAATCAGCGCGGTCCAAAAGATTATCGATAAGCAAGCTGCGAAAACGAGTGCTGATAAAACTTCTAAGAAGCACGGCCTCATTACCACTCTCCGGCAAGAACTTACTGAGCTTCCTGCGAAAGTACAAGCTGGTGACGAGAATGCCGCAAAACGGCTTAAAGCTGCACAAAAGGTTGTCATTGAAAACAAGGCGGCATTGATCGAGCTGTATGGACAAGAAGTATATGACAACCTTGTCGAACTTGCAAATGCCGCTGCCTCTACGCAGCAACAAAAGCACAACCTCTTGTCTAATATTTCAGTGGCTCGCAAAAGTACGCGTACAATGCTCACTGAAGCGGGTGCAAATACTGCGATCTTAGAGCGTGTTAAAGCTATGTTTGATACACTATATAGTGAGACGGCAAACTCGCTCGAACAACGTGCGTGGTTGAACAACTTCTGGGTATTATTCAATAAGCTGCTTAAGAATAAGTTGCATCCGAAGGCGAAAGGCAAGACACTCGACAAGTGGAAAACTCAGTTTCAAAATGTTATTGAATCTCGCCCGGCAGAACTTAAGTCCGAAAGCGTAGATAAGGCAATGCTTAAACTTAGTGCTCTTGCGGCATCATTTGAAGTTAAAAAGTCTGAGACAGGTGACGTCGTAAATCTTGACACTCCTACAAGTTGGGATGAGGTAAAGAAGGCGATTTCCGAACCTGTTCAGAAACGCCAAGAGGTTCCTACTATGCCTCAAAGCAAAGAAGAACTTGCGGCGCAGATCAAGCGTGACTTCATTGAATCGAATCCCGGTATTTCGGAAATTATGACTGAAGCGGAGATTGATAAATACGCCAATGATCAAGCAGAACTTGAACTTCTTAAGCAACAAGTTAAAGCGCCTGATCATACGCAATCTTACGCAGCCCCGCAGAGTGCTGGAGTAATCGAAGGTACAGGGGCTACCGAAGCGGCTGATAAAGCTACCAAAGCTGCGCAGACAAGGCAAGAAGTATCTGAAATTGCAAAGAAAACAAAAGAGCAACTCAAAGAAGAACTTGCTGAGAAACGCAAAATCGAAAAGGAAGCTGCTAAGCAAGAACGTAAAGCTGAGCGCGCCGCTGAGAAAAAAGAGAAAGGTCAAAAGCCGGATCGTGAAGTTAAAGCCGGTGTTAGTGCCGAGACTGATCAGAAAGGCGAATATAAACGTGGTACTAAACTTACTCAAGACATTATCAGTTATAAGTTTAGAGACAGCGTAAACTCGCGTGTACAATTTGAACAATATTCAAAAGGTGACGCTGCATACTTGCTGAACGAAAAAGAGAACGCACAAACATTTGCAGCAAGCGCCGAACAATGGCTGACCGATAACCAATCTAAAATTACGAAACTTGTAGGCGACGATACAGCTGCTACTAAGTTCCTTGATTACGTTGAAAGTGATCCCCGGTTGAATAGTGAAGAGCGTACGAATATGATGCTTGCCCTGTTCCAAGTCAGATTGCAATCGCAGAACCTCTCCATCGTAGAACGCGCAAGCCAGCTTATTCGTGACAGAGTATCTAACTCAGGCCGTGTACTTTCGTTGTGGCATCAAGCCGGCGAAGGTAGTAACCCGATCCAAGCAATTCGTGTCGAGGCAATGGAGTTCATTGCAAAGAAACTTAGTAAACCGGTATCTGAACTTACACAAAAAGAACTCAACGATAACGGTCTTACTAATACTGCGCTGCAAGTACTTAACAGACTCGCGCCGAAAGTTCAGCAATTGCGAGCACGCAACGGGCGCGACGCAAGACGTGAGCTTGATACAATGCTCAAAGAAGTTGCCGACGTAATGTACCCGTTCTTAAAACGTACAGAGACACTCAATCCGTTTAAGCAAGGTTTGTCGCCTGATCAGCGGAAAGAAGTATGGTCTAGCTTGTATGCAAAAGTTAAAGCTTTCCGTTACCTCGCAATGCTTGGCAATATAGCTACTCTTGGTCGCAACGAAGGCGGTAACTGGGTTGCAAAAGGACTGAGCAAACTCTCGCGCGGTGTAACTGGTCTTGTAAATAAGTTAGCTGCTCAATATTCTAAAACTGGTTCGGATGCTCTTGCATATAAAGCTGGTAAGATCGACGCAACTACGCAGGCTACTATCGATACGTGGTGGTCGTCGCAATCTACTGAGCAATATATTGGTTCTCTGATCGGTGGCAGTAAGTACGATGCCGACGTTTCGACGCAATCGGTTCTTGCTTTGAAGGGTGAGGCCGCAAAGTATTATTCCTTCGGCAACGGCAAAGGCGCAATCTTCTCGCGGATATCTCGATTAGTATATGGCGCAATGGACTCGGCAGATCGCCGGTTTGTACTCAAAGAAGTTAAGACGCTTACAAGCCAGTTGATTGCAGCTAATATGACTGCTAAAGAAATTGCTGAAATTCCGAATGCGGTCAAGTATGCTGACGATCTGCGTAAACAGATTGCAGACGAGCAAAATCTCGAAGGAGCGCTTCTCGAGAAAGCACTTGGTGAACGACTTGCGCGCCAGCATTTCGGTGACGTCTTAGACAAGCTTAATACTTACGCTGAAATTGCAATGACGCAGGCTGCCGAAACCTACTACAAGAATACAAACAGACTGAATGAACTGGTTAAGAACTTACCACTCAAAGCTCAGGAAGTTATAAATATCTTTATGCCTTTCGTGAGAATGACAACCAACACTGTAATCGCGGCTTACAAGTTCTCGCCATTTGGGTTAGCGCAAGCAATCTATAAAATGGTGAAGTACGATCCGGGTAAGGTAACACTGACAGAAGCTCAGAAGGCAGCTGGTCTTACAGAGGCTGCGGTCAAGGCTCAGATGCAGTTACAATACCTTGCTGCTCAGTTTGATGTTGGTCGTGGCGTTGTAGGTTCACTTGCTTGGATTCTTGGCGCAATACTCGCTGCTCTTGGAATTGTCGGTATCGATGACGAAGAAGAGTATCTCGGCGTTACACTTAAGCTTGGCGATCTTCGCCTCAGACTTGATCAGCTCACTCCTGCTTCACTTCCTCTCCTCTCTGGAGCTGCTCTTGTATCTGCATCGCAGAACGATAATATGATGCAAGCGGTAAATGTGATTTGCGAGGCGTCGGCTATAAACAGTATACTCAGCCCGGCTGGTGACTTAACTGATTTCAGCGGTGTTGCCAACTCGATGCAAAACTATATCTACTCGTATATTCCTACTGTATCGAAACAAATTGCAAAGATTATCGATCCGACGCAAAAATCGTTTAGCTCCAACAAATCACTCAGCGGTGCATTCAAACGGACATTCGAGAAGATCGGTGCCGGCATTCCTGGTTTGAGTTACTTGGTTCCGAACAAGATCGATCCGTACACCGGCAATGACCGAGCTGCTTACGGCAAGGGAGGCGCGGGATCAATGTTCCTGAGTACCCTCAATGCAATCTCGCCTTTGACATTGCAGTGGAGCCGGTACAGCGATATTGAGAAGGAAGCGATAAGAGTCGGCGCAACTACGACAGGCCCGAGCAATACGTTTATCGATCCGTATACGGAAGAAGAAGTGACTCTAAGCGGCGCAGAGCTTAGACAGTACCAAAAGCTGCGCGCTCAAATTGTAAACGAACTCGTAACAATACTGATTGCTTCTGATGCATACAAGACCGCAACCCCGGCGGAGAAAAAGCGTATGCTAAAGAGAGCGTACAGTCAAGCCACAACTGAGGCTAAGCAACAGTTTTATGCGGGTTAACGTTAAAAAGAAGGCTATTTCGGTAGCCTTCTTTAATTTTAGATCACGGTTTTGATTTAAGCGTTTAGTATAGAGTATTAAAGTTTCGTTTTGGGCTTCGTTTTAATTTGGCGTATATTTATACATATTCGCTTAAAATTAAAATGCGCGCTTCATATCACTTCATTTTAATATTTGGAGGGCTTTTATATAAACAATTTAATATGTAATGAAAAATGGCCCAGTTAAGGGCCATTCTTTTATAATATAACGGGTGATTGCAATAGTTGATTATATGCCTTTTGAAGGTACCAACTATAGTCAAGTCCCGGCAATTGTTTGGGTACAGTGCCGTTGCAGAGTGCGCAGTGATCAGGTAGATCCGGTATTGCGTTACGTCTCTTCTCGTCGTTCTTAAAGAGTTTGCCAGCGGAAGTATTCAGTGATGCATATACCCGGTTAACGTTGTTTGTCATAACCTCGCCGAGGTCTGGGTCTTCGTATGTTACGAACTCAAACCCTCTTCCCTTGATTGTCGTGATGCAATAGTCAAGCGGTTCACCGGTGGCGATTGTTTCATTGAGCGGCTTCTTATCTACGTAATATGCAACTACTGCGTTTTGCACAATCGGAGCATTAAGATTCTTTATCGGGTTGTCACTGTCGAACGCGGACACCCAGCGACCTTTGACTTTAATATGCCCGTCCATACCGACTTGGATATAGTTGTTAACGTCACGCTGATAGATTGCTTTGCATTCTTCGATTTTGAGCGGTATACCCGTTACCTCTACAAGGCCGTCAAGAAGTTCTTTGTAACGATCCTTGAGATCTTCCTGTCCCTCGAATACAATACCATCGGTATTGCTTTGAATAATCTTTGCACCGAGCTGATGCAACTTGAAACACATACACGTTGTGATTAGCTGGCCAGTAATGCAAAGCGCCTGAATTCGCGGAGGGTCGTAGAGGGTAGAGAACTTAGACCGCATTGCTCCTGTAAGTACGTTCAAGATAAGTTTTGCAGACTCACGTTCTTGCTTGAGCGCTTCAGCTTCTGCAATCTTACCTTCAGCCTTTAATTGCTTGACTTGTGCAGGTATACTGCGGCAGCTTTGCAGTAATGATTTATAAAGTGCTTTGCCAGCAGTGGGCATAGAACCCGGATAATAATCATGCTCTGTTACAATACCGGGGTACAGGTTTGTAAAGTCTGCGTTTGCAAGATACCTTCCCGGCTTTGCCTCACAGATTAACGTATCTGTAAGAGTAGAGTGTATACCGCCGAGTCCATACTCAACCGTATTGTCGAAGAAGTTGCGTGTGGTTTTGAAGTTATCCATCGGCGTTTTGAGAAGATACTCAAGAAAGTCTGCCGGCAATGTTTCTTCGAACAACGCTTTAAGCCTGCTCGGAATCTGGTAATATATCGTTGAGCTCGGCCTTGCCTTTACGCATCCGCAGATCTTTGCGCAAAGCTTAGCCGTAGTAGATCTGTAACAGTCTGCAATGTCGATCGGGAAAATGTTGCGGCAATGCAACTTCGCCGCGATATAGTTCTTACGGTACTCGTAAAGTTTTTCGGTTGCGGCTACGTCGTGTTTGCAGTAGAAGATCGTCATTTCTTTGTCTTCTGCCGTTAAGGTAGGTTTATCGAAGTCGACTTCCGTCTCTTCAATACTCATACCGATATTCGACTCGATTGCTTTCAATGATCCGGCGTGGAGGTCGTCAATCAAATCTTGGAATACAAACATACTCCAGTAACGATAATCGTTCATAGGGTACTTCGTATCATTGATTATTGCTTTAGACAGTTTATACACCTCGTTCGGCGTCCACCCTGCAATAACCGCTCTTGCAATGCGCAAGTCGTATGTTTTGATATTATAACCCATAATAATTGCATTCGTGAGAATGTGGGAAACTTCCTGTCCGAAATCAGGGTCGTCTGACGATATTGCAATCGTCTCCTCCTTGTCGAGATACTTATAACACATAAGCGTCCAAGAGGGGAAGACCTCAAAGTCGAAGAATAAAATCGGTTTACTTTCTTTTTCCATTTGCTTTTTGCTCCTTAGGTTCAAACATTGCGCGGCAGTTCATTATACCAACAGTGCATCTACCGCGTGCGGTGCAATGTTTACATTTTGAGCATTTGTTTACTTCTGGTGCTGTGCTTTCTTTGAACTGCGTACAGACATATACGTTGTCCCAGCTACAAGCGTTGAGCCGGCAATACCGGTCATACTTGTCGCCATGAATACAGTTTGCACAGCGAGGTTTCTTCGCCATCAGAGACCCCAGCCTCCTCCATCATACCAGTCGGGCGGACGGCGATTTGTCCATCGCGGGCACTCAGCAAGTGAATCCCAATACTCTTGCATTTGCGAACGCAAGAAGTATACACGGTCGCCATCTTGCACATTAACTGGCGTCGTCTTTGCTGCGATGCCACGCTTATCTACGCCTGCAAGGATATTCCATATTGCACGCTCACCCGGGAATGGTTCTCCGTGCCGGCGAAACCACTCGGCAGCTAACCATTGCGCTGCAACTGCATACCCGTAGTTTTCCTCTGTTGCCTCTTGCCGTGCTACGCAGTTTGCAAGAAACATATCAAGCGAGTCGTCGTCAAGTTCAGCGGCTATCGCTTGCCAGTTGTTTTCAAAAATAAATATATTCATAGCAACTCCTATACTAATTTATTCTGACCGTGCTTAAACGGTCTGGTTTTATTGTACGCCATTTTCTCGAGAGTTATCTTTTCAAGCTCTGGCAATGTATTTACAAGTAATGAAATAACTCGCGACAGACCTACTCCAAGCTCAGCAGTATACATAGGTATTGCTCCCAGTAATCTGTATGCCCGATAGCAAAGTTCCGGAAATGTAATTGAGTTACGGTCCTTCGTATAATGCTTGTCAATGAACAATGCCGCGTCGAATTTCTTTGCCGTCGTGAAAGCTCTGATTATTACGTCGGCAAGTTCTTCGAGTTCGTCGCCTTTCTTCTTATTCCAAGAATCAAACGCCTCTGCAATCTCGCCTCCAATCCCACACAGATACACGCATATGTCATCAGATTCGCATAAACCGTGCGCATTCGCCGTCTCGTAAGCTTCTTCCGATAGCTGTTTTAGTCTTTTTTCGTCCCACATATAATTAAACCTCCAGTAAAGAATTCGTAGGAAGCGATATGGCGAGCGTTTTAATTTGGCGTATATATTTATACATATTCGCTTAAAATTAAAATGCGCGCTTCATATCGCTTCATTTTAATATTTTAGGCCCCTCGCATAAAACATTTTATAAAGAGAGCCGTAATCGCAAGTTATTTATCGACAAATATACATTTATTGCCAGTAGCAACTTGCTTTAAGTTAAACTCGTCACAAATATTCTTAATGAATCGTAAGTGCGAAACAGGTCTTAAATTGTTTGCAATACAGTAGTTGTAATACTCGTTATATACTTCGGTTGCTCCACGACCAATATACGATTCTTTTTTATTCGAAACCTTTTCACGCGGGTCAACGGCATTTGCTTCCTTAACGTATGCGAGTACGTTATTCTGCTGAGTCTTATATTCTTCAACTGCTTTTGCAGATTCGGGAAGCTCAATCATTTTGCGCGCATTCAATGCTTTATGAATTGCAATGAAACTTTGTGCAAGCAACCATACATAGTCGTCTGTTTGAATTCGATCGAAGAATAGTGGATCTGCGCTTTCTTTCGGTATTTTATGATTGAATTCAATGATTTCCAAACGACGATACATACCGTCAGTCTTATCTTTGAATGTCGGCATTTCATTGCAAGAAAAGATAAACTTCGCGGTATTGTATAACTTCATCGGCGTTTCATATTTACGCTCAACGGTCATCGGCAACTCACCAACAAGGACCTTAAGCGGTGCGCCATCAAGAACACTGTTAACTGAAATATCGTCTTGTAGATTGCAAAGTTTATTTGCAAGCTCGGCTGTTCTGAACGTCGTTTCAAGGTCGTCGATTGTAAGTGACGAACAATTTTCTGGACCAAACAATTTTTGAATGATCGACAGCATCATAGATTTACCAGTATGAGCGGGGCCAAGAAGGAAGAAAGCTTTCTGGAAAATGTTTCGATCGATCAAACAGTAACCAATCATTTCAAATATCTTCTGAATCTTTACTTCATTCCCTTCAGTTGCGTCGTTTAAGAACTTTGCAAGAATATCAGATCGGCCTATAACTGGGTTGTATTCTACGTCGATATATCTCGTGATATACAAGTCAGGTGAAAAGTCTATAACCTCATTAGTTTTGCAATCAACAATACAGTTTGCAAGTGCAATCTTTGACCAAAGATTTTCTCGTTCTGCTTTCTCAACGTAAGTTTTAAGTTTTATAAACTTCAAAACCTCACTTCGTTGATCACTTCCTAACTCTTCATATTTGCTATGAATATACCGGAAAATAAAGTCGTCTGAACACCGCTTGTAATATTTGCCGTTGTAATAGTAAATACCATCGTCGAGCGTTATGACTTTAAGCTGTTCAAGTAGATCATTTGCAATTGTGTTAAGTGGTACCTTTTCTGTTTTGTGTGCTGTCGAAGTAACAGCTTCCTTACGCAATACAGTATTATGCAGTTCAGTTTCACTAAGCGGCTCGGCAAGTATGTACTTATTTACCAGCTCGATGGTTTCGATGATATGCTCAGGCGTAAAGTTGCCTACGTTCTTCAATGCGACTACGTGGCGAAAGAGTACGTCATTGCGAGTACCCTTTTCAAGTTGCATAAGATCTACGGTCGGCAAGTTTTTAATCGGCTTCAACCAGATCGGAAGTGATTGCGGCGGAGCATCTTCGAGAACGGTACGATCAGGATCATTATACGGAATGATAATGTAACCCTTGCCAGCATTGCGTGTATCAATTTTAATACCTAACCCACAAAACCACTTTACCACTTGGACACCGAAGCTCGCTGCGAATACAAAATGATAACCGTGAGGTGTCTGAAAAGTTAACGTTGTTTTACCGGTATCATTCAGTATCTGCTTAACCGCTTTGGCTGCTGCCATATCGTCAATATCAACAACTAGCACGCCGCGCGGAATAAGCCAACCAAGTCGAGTTGATTGTTTGCGTGCTTCTGCAATTGTAAACGTATGATTGCTAAGCGGTCTCTTAGCTGCCGCTACAATGTCGTCAATATCAGTGTCGGGTTTCTTGGCGACAGCATAAAACAAGCTATCGGGCCATAATGATTCTATTATGTCTAATGCTTCTCTCATACTGTTTCTGCCTCATTTGTCAATGCTACAAGTAATTCTTTAACTGCTTCGTCAAGCGCGACACGCTCCATAACGACCTTTGCAATCTTCTGTTCGATCGTATTGCTCGATACCATAAAATATACTTCGCACGGTCTTGCTTGGCCCATACGATAAATACGACCAAGGCTTTGATCATATTCCAAGTACGAGTAAGAATACGAATAATAAATCATACAGGAAGTATACTTCTGAAGGTTTATTCCGATTGCAGACGCCTCTTGCATAAGCAATACTTGGTTGAATTCAAAACCGATATGATCGTTCGTATACGTTATCCCAAGCGAGTCGAGAACCTCTGTGAGCTTTACATAATCATAAACATATTCATAGATTACAATTACGCGGTCACGTTCCTCGAGTGCCATCTGAATGAGCACTTTGAATATATCCAGCTTAGGATTCTTCTCGAACGGAATTGCTACTTTTTGATCGTTATAAACAAAGCCATTTGCTGCCTGATGCAACTTACCGATTTGCACGAGTTTGTTAACAACTTTATCAGGCTGATCGTCACCTTGCTGTACAATACTCTTTGCAATCTCTTTATACTCAGGTCCGTTCATACCAGCGACCGGTATCTGTTTGACTGTTACGCCGGGAAGGTCAACGCAGTCTTCGGAGCGAAGGGTCATAGCGTGCTTTGCAATTCTCGTTGTGAGCTCTTCCATTGCGCCCGGCAATAACTTCTGCGGTTTGTATATCATATAGTTAGGACCAGAGAATACAACCTTGCATTGGTAATACCGATGCATAAACGTATCGGCACCCATATTGAATTCGTCAATACTCAGTGCTGTAAAGATACCGTGAATATCGCAGAAGTCGGTTGCAATCGGTGTTCCGGTCAAGCCCCAACAAATTTTTGCTCTTGCTGATAAAACTTTTACGTATTTAGATACCTTAGATTTTACAGATTTTAACTTGTGACACTCGTCGCAAATTATGTAGTCCCACAATAATTTAGTATACTCCTTGTGGCGACTTAACATTTCATAAGTCATAAGAGTATAGTCGTGCTTTATGGGAAGATCGTCGTAATGTTCCCACATTCCGTGGATAACTGAAGCGGGAGCGAGGATAAGAAGCTTTCCTTTCGGCAACTCGTTTACCGCGGAAATCGCAGTGTTTGTTTTGCCGGTTCCTACCTCAAAGAACAATGCCGCTTTGTTATGTCCGGGTGATCTTAAAAATCTGGCGCCACGTTCTTGGTGTTCATAAAGTCTTTCTATCATTGCCGCTCTCCTTCAGTGCAAGCGATACTTCGAGCGCTGCGTTTAATGCTACGGTTGTTTCATTGCTTATGCTACCGACTTTATACAGAAGTTGTTCACTTGATACAGTCAGTACTTGTTCACACAATGCAGTATTGATTTTGCCATTGTGCATAAACGGTACGTGAGTAGGCATTGCCGGTTTTTCTTTAGTAGTCATAGGAACTACCAAACAAATGGCGCTTCTGTAATTGCCGATATTGTTCGAGACAATTATAACAGGTCTTGTCATTGCTTGCACGCTCGTGTTTGTGTACGGCAGGTTAACAAGCCATATATCGCCTCGATGAGGATTCTTTTCAGGCTGACACATAATTACTTTCCTTGGTTCAAAAGACCGATAATAAACTCTCTCCATTGCTCTAAAAAATCTTCTAACGAATACGCAAGAATATACTTGCCGCCAGCGTGCTCGATCGCACGCTGCTGTGCTTTCTGCTGATCCGACTGAATACCTTTTGCTTGCTTTACTTCGATACCCACAAAGTAACTCCGATAGCAAACAATTATATCGGGTATGCCTCTTGCCATTGTTGCATCTGCGTGATGCTTAAAGTACCAGCAAGTATTCTTACTTAAGAAATCTTTGATTTGGTTTTCGACTTTCTTTTCCGGGGTCATAACTTAGCAAGCATTGCTTTGATCGCAGCAATTTGCGCATCGAGATCTTCTTCCGCTTTAGATTTTGTTTGCGGTGCTATATCAGACTCGTCAAGCGAAACCGGCGCAGTGAACTTCGGAAGAGTACGTCCATTGAATGCATTGCTATATAATGACGTACATACCTCATATATACGAAGTCCTCGCTTATCGAGGTCTCGCATAACCGATCCATACGCATTTGCAATCTCGATTAGTTCACCTTGCGTTACGTAATCTTCGCCTCGCATATTATACCGCATAAGCAGCATATCCACTGGGCTTGTTACATAGAATATACTATGTGGTATCGATTTCAATTTGTCGCATAGCATATCATATTCTTCGTCTGTATATGTACATTGCTGGCGCTTAATCGGGCCATAAACCTTTTCGCTTATCCAGCAACGATCCAAAACTACGAGGTCCGTCTTAGCTCGTTCCAGCTCTGCCTCATACATATAGTGCGCGTCATTCTGGGTAAAGTGTATTGCATTCGGCAGATAGGATGCAAACGTTGATTTGCCGGCTAAGTCCGGACCTTCGATAATTATTAGCATAGTTTACTCCGTAAATAGTTTTGGAAATTCTTTGCGTATATCTTGCTCTACTTTCTGTTTGCAACTGTATCTACCTTCAAGACATCCACGCTGGAAGCAAGCCGGCATAAAGTATTGATCATCAATACCCAACCGTTCGCTAATCGCGTCCTTAAGAAGGTACATAATGTAGCGTGTCTCAGTGGTGTTGCGGGCGCAGATTCGTTCACGTATTATCTTTGTCGCTGCGTCGAGGTTCATAGTCATAACAAGGTTATTCCGTAAACCTTCGGGCAGTATATACGCTGCGTCACTGTGATGCACGCCCATTGCTACCCACTCGCAATAACGCTCGTAGCTTACCATTGCTTGGTTTTCGTAATCGAGTGTAAGCAATGCATCGTCTATGATCGAGTATGGAGTTACAAATAAATCTTTTGCAGACTTACCGGTTGCGTCACTATAATCACTATAGTGAGTCGATCCACTCATAAACGAAACACCGACGTGATGGGTTCGTATCTGTTGCAAAAACTTTCGAGACGCTCCGCAAATTGCAACTGTTATATTGCAAAAGCGTTTGAGCGACGAGTGAGGGAGGGAAAGAAACTCATTGAGTCTGTCGTCAGGTAACTCGTGAGCTTCTTTCTTCATTGCCTCAATCGTAGTATTCTTATGACTCTTGCGAGTGACCGCACCGAGAAACGTAAATTCCTCGGCAAGGTCATCGTCGCATTTGAGTATCTCTACTTTTATTCGATCCATTTTGCAACGGCTTCTCTTTCAGCGTCGGTAAGCGGACGATCCATCTCAAATACAAGCTGGCCGTACTCGATACCAGTTCTGCTCTTTGCCTTCTTAATACGTATCTTGGTGATAACGTCTTTCGTGCGAAGACCCTTTGCAACAAGTGTACTGATATAGGTGTTGATATTCTTTACCGACATTTGCGGTACAAACATTTCAACCGGCTGCGATACGCCGTCAAGAATCATACTGAGTTTCTTGAGAATCTTGCACCCTCCGCCGAACTCTGCGAACTCGCAATCTTCACATGAGCACGGTTCGTATTCGAGATCTGCATCGGGATCGTCGTTCTCAATCTTACGCTGAGCTTCGCCACGAGTATTATCGCAATAACAATCAGGCGGGCTGTTCTCACCATTGTATGCGCCGGCGTAATACGATCTCCAGAACTTGTGTTTCGTAATGATTACACGCAGTTCTTTACGTACTTCCGGATCATCGGGGTTGATCGGAACTTCGAATGCAGTACCGCCACTCGAAGGAACTTTGAGTTTAAGAGGCTGAACCTCTACGCCGTCAAGTTCTTCTGCAAGATCTGCATTGCTGTTGATAAGAAACTTTGTTTCTACATTTGCCACTTCGTTTGCCATTTTATTTACCTCCAAATGGTTATTGATTAACGTATTGTCCGTGACCACAATACATTCTGTCGTGCATAAAGGTCATTGTTCTTTTATCCCGCGAGCAAATTGAAATCACTCCACGGAACGCGTCGAGTTGCAAATTTTCTTTGCACCACTCAACTGCTTCTTCATAGGTGTCGAATTCCCACGATCTGTTTGGATCTGATGTCCAACCGTATTCCCATAAACCGTTGCCGTGATTGTAACGCGGCAATGCATTATTACGGGTTAACCACATTGTATTGGGCAGTTTGTATGGGAGTTTACGCCGAGTAACCTCGTGCTTGTATACATAGTATGCGACTTCATTATCGCTTAATCTTTGCTGTCTCATAGTTCTTTCGGTTTAATAACCGCCTCGTCATACTTTGTTATAATCGACTGTATGTCTTCAGGCATCGTCTCGAACGTCTCACGGATATACTTATCCAGCGTTCTTGCGTTGATTGAAAACAGCTCAGGTGCAACCTTTCCGATATACTCATATAGCTCGGGTTTCTTATCGGCTTTGCAACTGTAATATGTCTTTGTCTTCAATACAAACTGCTTGCCGTCGCTATCGATACGGTCCACTTCATTTTCAGTAAACTGATCGATTGCTTTAGTCATAAGCATTCTGTATTTTGCTTCTGCCTCTTTGAGTTGTTCTTTAAGCTCGGTTACTATCTCAAGCTGTTTCCAGAGTGCGTCACAACTTTGCTTCAATGAATCTTGCATTTACTCCTCCTCGAGTTCAAATACTACATACGGTCTACCACCGACAGTTGTTTCACACTTTCCGTAAACACGCCCTGCTTTTAACTTGCCAACACCGCAGTAGTCCATAAAAGTATTAAGCGATATACCCGCGCAATTGTCGCCGACCTTCCAGATATGACAGCCGTACTCAATATCCGTAGTACCTGCCATTCTTAACTCGTGCGTTCTTGTAGCGTACATTAACTCGAGTTGCTTCGGATAACCGAGGTGCCGCATAGTAGCTCCCGATATGTAGCCGAAGTTTTGTCTCTGGACTCCGTGCTGCACCGGGTGATAAATACGCATAAATACTTCTTTATGTATTCCGCGCCCACCTTTTGCAACGTAATGCCACTTATCCACTACCATTTCCTTGTGTGAAATTACACTCATTTGTCTTGCTCCTTTACTATATATTTTTCTTTGAGGGCCTCGAAATACTCAGCCGTAAAAGACTCTTTATTCAGCAAGCAATTTAGTATTGCCTCATCGATTGTCGTAGCAATCAAGCAATAATATTCACACGGCTTTGTTTGGCCGATCCGATATATTCGCGCCTTGCTTTGCGCAAATGTCGTATATGAATACATAAGCGAGAAATAAATCGCAATATGCGAGGTCTCGAGGTTAAGTCCAAACTGCCCGCATTTGAGTTGCAATATCAGTATATCGCATTCGCCATTGCGAAACATATTGACATACTCTTCACGCTCGCTTGCTGGTGTATCACCTGTTATAATCAAGTCACGTAGATTCGCATCAACACAGTATGCTTTGATTACGTCTACCTCTTTACGATAACTGGTAAATACGATTGCCGGGTTGTGGCGTACGTCTATCTCTTTGAGCAACTTATCGAACATTATTATTTTAGATAATAATGTATCGGGGTGCGTCATTATCTTCGGAATATCTTCAATTGCAGCACTTGCTTTGAACCGTACCGGTACTGGTGCGTCGAGTTCAATCGAATGCAATGTACTTGGGACCATCTCTTTCATAACGTCGTCAAGCGCGATAACAATTGATACGTCCTCAATGCGCTGTCTCAACTTTTGAATATCGTATGCGTATCGCAACTCAAATACTTTGGTACTGAACCCAAATACTTGTGGGTCAAGCCACTTGAATTGGTTGAAAATATCCATCGGGCTATCGGCAATCGGACAACCATTGAGTATTAACTTATATTTAGTTGTAAGTTTGGTAAGCCGTTTCCAAAGCAATGTCCCACTGTTCTTGATACGTACCGACTCGTCAAGTATTATCATAGAATAGTAATTACGACTTACCTTATGTAAACTTTCGTATGTAGTATACTCAATTGAAAGCGCTGCTTCTTTGAGTCCCAGTGTCTCATTCCACTTGTCTGCGGTATCTCGCCACTGATGGATAATTGATTTCGGCGCAACAATCAATACACTTGCAACGTCTGTCAAACGTGGAATCGTAGCAAGAGCCATAACCGTTTTGCCTGTACCCATATCACAGAACATTGCGAAATACTTATGTAGTATGAGGCTCGTCGCCGCTTTAGCCACGGCCTCTTTTTGATAGTTATAAAGTTCCATTGAGCTCCTCTTTACTTATAGTTATTATATGATTATCTGATTCCTGCCATTCAGAAGAATAATATTCTTCTGATTCACAGTAGTAGCAAATGATTACAAACCAATTCGATAACGCTTTCAAATCAGCAGCTGGTGGTCGGTAATAACTTACCAGATATAACCGTGTATCTTCCGGTAATATCATTTGCCGTGACAATATATCTTCGCACATATCTGCGAATATTGTTTCAGGCTTAGCTGTTACATAACTGTATATCTGATTGCCAACATTATCAAAGACATAAATTTCGTCTGGCTGAACAATCTTTACTGTATCTTTTACAACTTCCGGTGCCTGAGCAATTGCGCTACACTTTATACTGTTATACAGCTTTTCTAATTCGAGTCGTTCTCGAAGGTTATCAGCTTGCTTATGCGCTGCTTCTAACTTCTTTTCGTTTTCATTACGTCCAACGATCGCAACGTAACAAGCCAACGCAACAACTGCTGCAAAAAGTAGATAAATCATTAGTGTCTCCTATACAGATACTCGTCAATGTTCGACGCAATATTCTCTTTTTGCGCGTCATTTAACTTGTCTACTCGATTTTTCCAGTCTTTCATTTCGGCTTCCTTTTTCTTTTCGATCGCAATTGCCTGAGCAAACTGCAATGCTACGATGCCCGCGGCAAACGCTATCACGATTACCGTTCCAATAATGTACGCTGCTTCCAAGTTGTACCTCCATATGTAGTGGAGCCAGAAGAGGGACTTGAACCCACAACCTGCTGATTACAAATCAGCTGCACTGCCGTTGTGCTATTCTGGCAAGTGGCAGGGATAACTGGACTCGAACCAATAACGCAGGAGTCAAATTCCTGTGTGTTGCCGTTACACCATATCCCTACAATATCGGCTGTTACTTAAACGCAAATAAGTCATTTAACCTGAGGTCAGGCACCGATTATTCTATATTATATGGTTTATTATAAATCGTGTGAGTAATTATACAGTTATTTTCTGCGTATTCGTGTCGTGATCCGCTTTACAGATTTCCGCATATTCACACCACCTACAGAAAGGATTACTCGTATTCTTAACGAGCGTGGCACGAAGTTCAGGGGTATCAGTGTCGAGATTCTGCATTGCTCCAATGTCACCGGAGGCAAGCATCATAAAGCTTTTCGGAATCTCGAGTACGCTACCGCAATGAACCTTAAAAGACTTATTAAGTATTGTTACATACTGTGCCTGTATTATAACTGTCTTATCGCGCGTCTCGCTTGCAACTCTATTCGCAAGTTGAACTGCGTAGTAAGCAAGCTGGTCATCGGCACCGGTTATCGGAGCGTGAGGTTTGCTACCGGTTTTCCAGTCGATTATCTTATACGTTCTTGTGTTACCTTTATCGTAATAAAGAACACAGTCGAATATGGAATAGAAGTTATTAAAGCTTGCAAAGTCTTTAAGTTCTATTCCGTATATCCTCCAGCCGTTGAGAACTTCTTCCTGAATAACCGTAAGGATATTGCAAGCAACTTCCTCGGTCAGCTCGGGATAGCAATCGCGACCTACCGTGCGGTTAAACCCCGCTCCTTTTGAAGTTACCGGTAACGACTGATATGCAAGGCAAGCGCGAGCCTTCGCCTCTTGGTGGCTGTCTGCCATAGGTGCATTTGCAACGTCGCTCAGCGTCTTTGCATACGTAAGGTACTTCGCAATCAACGCGTGTATCAATGTTCCGCGGTCGAACGTATTTTGCTTTTCTGGCGGACAAGCAATATATACCTTATCGAGGTATTTATATTGAAACTTCTTGCCGCACTCTTTCCAAGTACTGATTTTTGTAAAGCTTAACAATCTTGATACTCCTCTTCTCTGACGATATATTTCACACCAATAGAATCGAGCATACTGCGCATCTCTTCAAGGTTAAACTGAAAGATAGTGAAGTCGTCTTCGCGCAATTCGGTCTGTGGTATGTAAATAGTATCGGCATCGTCTAAGACATCAAGCCCGAGCATATCGGTCATTTCGAGAAATTCGTTAACCGAATATTTGCCAAGCTCTCTGATCGCAATTTCTTGCCGCGGTATATCTATATATTCTTTTATCATATACGCAATAACCTCCCGTCTGGTGCTTCGACTGCTGTAAACTTATCGTACCATACGCTGTATGGAATGTTGAGTTTACGTAGCACTGCCTCTTGCTTATCATTTGCTACAAGCGAGCAATCTGTTATCCGTACTTTCGTACGAAATTTGTCGGTCATATAGGGTATATCGTTTTTATCCAATGTAGCAATCAGTTGTTCAGTTGCAGGAAACAGTGTGCCTTCAAGTTTAAGCATTGTTACGCAATATTCAAATTCAGGTTTCATAGCTCGTTCCTCTCTTCAAAATATGTAAGTAAATGTTGCCTTAAGTCGGCCCTTAAATTATAATATGTACGTTCGCCGATACCGTAAAGTTTGCAAAACTTTTGGCGTGACATTTTTTGCTCAAGCGCCTTAAAAAGAATCAACTCCATCGGTTTGCAATATTCAAGAAGTTCTTCAAGATTGACACTCGCAGTCTCTTCATTTTCTTCTTCAGGCTGGCGCATCTCATAGGAATATGCAATCTCTTCTGCAATGTTTTCGTCGAGCTCGCAAGTCTTGTCGTTTTTAAGTTTGCGTCTGATATTAAGGACGTGGTTCATTGCAGCCTTAATTAGGTAAGCTTGCTTAGTAGGGCAATCGTCAGGAATAGTATCTTGTATAGCAAGAATGCGCAGAACAGCTTCGCTCAGCATATCTTCATAAGTATAGAAAGAAAAAGGTCGAATACGAGAAACCGCTATTCGCGCCATATCTTCAACGCTATACATTGTGCCCTCCCAAATATGTATTAGCGGCTTCACGTACCGCTTGTGAGACTTAGTCCATTGTCAACGCGTATATAGTTAGATTTACCAGCTTAAGGGACTGGTTGTGAGATACGGTACACCCATTGCAACCGGCCAACGGAAAACATAATCAAAACCGGTTACCCATCGAGTTTGCTCAGCCTTGGAGACTTGCACTCCTTGGAGCCTCATATACTCTGGCCGATGCAACTCGCGCTCGACTGATGGTTGGCGCCAAACGCGAGTTTGTGAGGTATCATTACGTTTGGCGAGGTGAGAGAATACCAAACGTAACGGTTAACTGCGGTGACTCAGGAGCCGACCAAGGCAGGACCTGAGCTGGTTGGGCAATTACTCAGCGTCTTTTGCCTGTGCCGCCGCAAGTTTAGCCATAAGTTCCTCGAGCTCTGCTTTCTTCTTAGCAATCTTCTGCTCGTCGGTCATTTTACGGCTGCGTTTAGCTTTCGCTTCCGCACGTGCCTTCTCTTCCGCTTGGTATCTCGCGTCGAGTTCTGCATAAACTTCGTCTGCGAGTTCGTTGAGAGTTGCGAGTTTGTCGCCGGTAAGAATCTCACGCATCTTCTCGAGCGTTACGTGGCGGCTCGTGTTCTTGATACGTTCTCTGTGCTCGGTCTCGTCAACGGTGATTGCGAAGTCGGTCGTAATATCGTTGCCGTCTTCGTCGACAAGGTTTACAGTCGCCCATTTACGAGCGCATCCGAGTTTCTGAAGGTTAACCCAGAAGCTGCCGGGTTTCTTCGCCTTAACGAGGGGAAGCGTTACTTCATTGCCGTCGATTACTGCAATACCCTGTTTCTTTTCTACGTCAATCTTAATGTCCAACATTCTTCTACACTCCTTTGCCTCGTCCTGTCGAGGCGCTTAAAAATTTTGTTTTTATGTAAGCCGTTATTTTTGCTTACACTATATAATACGCAATGCAATATAAATTTGAAGGAATATGTTTCTTCTATTTATCTATTCTTGCGATTATACCGTTACTTAATAGACAGCACAAGAACGTCTCTGCAGTCGTCGTCTAAGATAGGCGGATAAAGTGCGTCGCAAATTACCGTCAGATGCTGACCGTGAATCTCCGCGTTCGGTGTAGCAATCACAAGACTTGCTTTCGTGTTTACGCCTCTTCCCGGCACGCCGCATACTTGTGCCATTACAAAGTCAAACGCATTTGTAAGCACTGCCATATCTTCTTTGCTGAAGTCGGCCACGCCTTTAAGTGATACCTCATAACTTGTAGGCATATACAGCGGGCCTTCCTTGTACGTAGTGACGAGCTCAATGCCGCCTCGCGTTATCTTCTGATTGACCTTTGCAATCTTGTCGGTGCTTAGCCCAAACATAGACGTCCAAACGTTGCCGGTATTCCAGCTCACCCCTTTCGGCATCGCAGACTCAATGAGCGCTTTGAAGTCGTCTATCGGCATAAAGTTCTCACTGCTTGCAACTCCGAGAGGTCTATCCCCGACAGGATAGTATTGCATTGTAAAATACACGTGGTCGTCTGTGTATTTCGATAAGTTTAAGTCTTGCATTTAATGCCTCCGTAATTATATTATATGGTTTATTATAAATCGTGTGAGCAATTTAAGTGTCTTTTATAGCGCAGTCACGACACTCTCGTCAACTGAAAGCTCCTGCTCATCGCAGCCGTCCGTGACGTATAGCTGCAATGTGCCTGACATTTCTGTTATCTCGCCGGTTGCGTTGTCAATATGCTGCACTACTACAATCATTTCAGCCTCTTTCGTGCAAGACATATCACACGCTCGCCTGTAATGGTCGTATGCATCTCCATAACTCACGGCTTGATATGTGTCGCAATGTGCTCCGGCGAAGCCGTCGCGTTTTACTTGTACGTCAAAGCGTACTCTGTTTACTCTACTGTCAGCCACGTTTACATACCTCCAATGCTGCATCTACTTTTGTCTGCATTTCCTTCATTCCCACTGCCCTCTTTGTATACTCGTTCCTGCAGAAGTCAAGGTCATAGCGGTACGTTGCCTCTTTCGTGTCGACCACGAGTATATTCTCTACAACATACGCTGTCGCGAAAGTGTGGCAATTTGCATACAATACGCGGTAATCTACGCCGCCTTCTGCCTCCATACGCTGTTTGATTTCTCGCTCGGCGCGCAATTTATTCTCGCTCGGTTTTACATAGGCCATCTCCACACTTGTGAATATGCTCCCGTAGCGGTCGCGGTTATTCAGTGCCGGTGCGAATGCATATCGTGTATAATACCGCACTGCACGGTTTCTGTCTTTCTGGGTTACTTTATGCAATGCCGAATCGTCAATGCACCATACGTGGTCATAAGCAGTGCCACTGTTTGGACCATATTGTACAGTGATGCTATTGTCCGCTACGCCCCGCACTGTACCGTAAGACCCAGCTGCGGGATAATACTCCGGTCTATGTTTGTGCAAGTCGCCGTTTATTACAAGAACTTCGTCACCTTTCTTGAACTTTGCCATTTTCTTATTACTCCTCACTTTTTGCAACTACTGTCTCTTTGTATATTCTGTCGTTGTCCTCGCTAGGCATACCATAGTAAAACCCAGTAACGTTTGTGTTCATTGTGCCGTCGAGATGGTCGTAGTCGTACCGCATTATAAAAGTCATATCACCATCTTCACTATACACGTCGCCATACTCGATATGAATATAGTCGTCGTCACCATAGCACTCAGCAATACACTTTCCGGCATCCGCATACGTGAACTCAAGCCCGTTTGCTTTTGCCCAGCGCTTAAGCCCTATTGTTTTAAGAATCTCTTCTTGCTGAAGCGGCGATAATTTGTCGAACTCAGCAAACATATTTTTCGGCGGTACTTCGGTGTCATTGGGTGTTCTGAACGCAGATTGCTCAACAAGGTACGGAATATCAGAGCAATCTACGTCTTGCACAACCAAATCAGGTTCGCTTCTGTCGGGGCGGCGAATTACTGCCAGCACTACCCCTTGCCAACCGTTTGTGGTGATTGCATACTTGTTGTCGTCTTTGGCAATCGCCAACTCTCCCGGCATAAACTTACAATCTTTGCCGAGATAGTCGCGAAACTCTTCTTTGGTTAGTGCCTCGCAATTGTCAAGATTGAGGCCTTCCTTACTTAATTCGCTGTCATTACTCAGTTCATAAGTTTCAGTAAGGTCGAACTTGTTCGCGTCAACCCATTTAGCATAGTCGCGCAGCGTATCTTTGTTGACTGCGTATGCTTTGTGGAACTGATACTCGCCGCCACTGCGAACTCGAATTGACGCCGTGTAGATAAATTGCGGGTCGAGATATTGCCGCATATCTGTGTTGTTTTCCATTTTCTTTACCTCCGTTTGGAATATATTTTCTGGTTTTTAATCAATCGTACGAGTAATTTGCGTGCAATTTTATTTGCCATCGTTTATAGTCATGTCCTTGTAGTCGTCGAGCAGGTCCATCACGCAGGCAGTCGTTTCTTCCCAAATGCCCGTCGCCAGCTCTGCGGCGTGGCTACTCGCCTTCTTGCCCAACACGTCCTTGAGGTAGTACGCCCTCACTGCAATGTCTCTTATGGGTGTCATACTGTGGTACAGGCTGAACAGCCAGTCCTTAATCTCAGCGTTGGGAGCCTTTGAGTAAATCTCGCTCAGGCAATACTCGATTGTCGTCCGCACGCCCTCAATGCCTTTTATGGCCATAGGGTCCCACGGGTTTGCCGGATTCTTCTTCTTGCCCTCGTAGAACTCCCAATAGTCCATCTTCAGGCGTATGCAAAACTCGTTCTTCACGTCTGCAAGGGACTTATTGTAGTCCTCCGCCTCCGTGTCCATAGGAATCTTACTTATCAGTTCGTCAAAACCTGCCATATCCTTATACCTCCTTGGCAATGTATTCTATGTCATTATTGTCTACGCAAGACACAATCTCACGCGGCAATGCTTCCATATAGTCGCCGTTTTCCCACAAGCAATCTTGTCCTCTTGCGCTGATTACTATGCCAACAGACAATGAATTGTCTTCGTGGCGAATAAGCGATACAATCGTACCTTCTGTGTCGTCTTCAAGAGCGACATACTGCCCAAGATAGCAAACCTTCTCGCCCTCTTTGATTGCTTGCAATTTCTTGTTCTCGCAGAGCCTGCAATCAGCAACTCCATGTTGCCAGTCGTCATACTGACCTTCTGCAAGTACTTTCCCCAAGTAGTTCTTGCGAACCCACAAAAAATACTTGAGGTCGCCTTTCTTGTTACAAACTTTTACTGTGTAATATTTCATAAGTCACCTCTTTGTGAATAATTATGCGCTGACATTTACTTGTATGTTGATTAGAATTGTGGATATTCTGCGAGCTTTTGTGTTCTTTCAGCGTTAGAGCGGTGAACCTGAGTAGATGTGTTTTGGCTCACTCTCACGCTCTTTTTAATGGTTTTTTATAAATCGTACGAGCAATTTGACGGTTAAATTTGACATAACCGGCACTGCATTCTGAATTTACTACGAATTTACTTGGGGTGATGGGGATGAAACTTGGCCCCTTTCCCCCTTTGCAATTTGAACCTCTTGGCCCCGAAGGGCGGGTTTTTAGAGGCCTAAAGTCGGGGCTTAAAAATGGGCTTTATTCTTTGGGCTCCAAAAAGGTACCAAAATCGAGCGAAAAATTTTTATGTGAATTTACCCTCGGGGATAATTAGTTTCGAAATGCGCGCTTCATATCGCTTCAAAACGCTATAAGTATTTGGGGCGAGGGGCTGATGACGCAAATTTGGCTTTATTATATACGTGCGTATGCAATAATATGTGCGCCGATCGCCGTGAGGGCTTACATAAAATTATACGCGAGTCAATAGGCGTGATTGCCGTTAGACACATATGTTTGCAATTTATTATATGCGGGAGGGTTATACGCGGTTGCAGACGGAGTCGCCGGCACATTTTGTTTTCCCTCTTTCCCTCTTCACTTCGCAAAACTTCGGGGCCAAAAATTTAGGTCCAACAAAATGCAGAAGAGTGTAGCGCCGTCAGAGCCGCGCCCTCGCGATTTATTTAACTGCAGAGGCGTCATGCCGTCAGACCCGATTTGTCCGCGCAACTTTATTTTTATCGCACGGACAAGACCTGCGTGCACCTGAGCTGACACGCGCGTATGGATATCGCGCATGCGTGAGGCTTAAAAACGCATAATTATGCGCATTTTTATTCATTTTATGCATAATTATGCGTTTTATAAACGTGAATAATTATTCGCGTTTCACGTGAAACGTTTTTATGAGCCCAAAATGCATAAAAATTCGGGGCCAAACACATAATGTTTCACGTGAAACATTGCATTTTTGCAAGCGCCGAGGGCGAGAGGCATTGCAAGGAGAGCGGCACTGCCGGCAATGAACCTCTACTGCACGGGACCGCTGAACTGCCGCCGGCAAAGCCGAGAAACATTTTATGCATAAACGCGTAACTTTATGCAACTTTACGCATAAAGCGCCGAAGGTGCACGACTAGCAAAAAGACAACGCCAACTCCGCTGCACTGGATTGCTGAACTGCCGAAGGCATAGGACGCGGCGGGTATGCAGCAAACCTTCACTGCACCTGAATTGCTGAACTGCCGAAGGCACAACGCCTCCTCGACTGCACTGAAAGTGCTGAACTTGCGAAGCAACTGGAAAAGTCGTCAATGCAACGATGCACCGACGGCAATCCCAGTAGGAGACAGTATACCAGCAGAAACGCGGATATAGCAGAGTTATGTAAGATAGCTGAATAGCGAAAGCGTGCGAGTAATGCCTGACTGCTATTAAGTTGTAATAGTCAGTTGTCCGAGTTGCATTGCGGTATTGCCGTTCTGGCGTTACGCTATGCGTTCAGTGTTGCGAGTGCAACTCAGCAAGGGTGTGCAGGTTTACTTAAGCGTGTAATTCGTCCAGTGCATCGCAGACTGCTCGAAGTACTTCGTGCACTCCTTGCGGTGCGTGATCACCAGCGTAATAAATTGCGTATACTACTTCCGATGACGTTACAGGGTAGTGGCCGCCGCAGATTGCATCTATCGGCTGGATATTGTCGAGACCGCCATCGCTTTGCGGTTCGCAATATGCAACTATCGTGTAATTGTCGCAGTTAAGATAGTCATACGCGGGATGCCGATTCGTTTTGTCATAGAACAGCACGGTGATATATCCAAGCCGTATAAGCGTCTCTGCTTCGCCAGGTGTAATCGAGTCGTCGAGATTACGGTCTGCGTGAAACTTGGCGCAACGATTCTTGAAATCGTCAATCGTGAAAGTCTGCTCGAAAAAGTTGATGGTGCCGTCTTCTTTGTTAATAATGTAGTTCTGCAAGGTTGTAAAGTCTCCTTATTATGTAGATTCGTGCAGCCAGTGCAACTCGCACGCTTTCGCTATTCAGTTATCAAGGTTCATAATAAATGGTTTATTATAAATCGTACGTGTAATAACTGTGCAAATTTAATTACTCGTTGGCTGGCATAGTTGGCCGATGGGTTGTTACTGGCGGTTAGTCTGCAAGCATTTGCTCAAGGGACGCAAGGGCGTTTTCAACTTTTGCAGCTTTGATTGCAAGACGCTTTGCGTTGATTGCGTCGATGAGTGCGAGGTATTTGGTCTTCTGGTCTTCGTCCATATACTTCATAAGCTTCTCGTCCGGTTTTTCGAGTTTCACAGAGTTTTGTGCAACACGTCCAGACTCAAGCTTGAAGTCGGTAATCTCGTGAACGCTACCGGGTTGTACGTGAGCGGTAAGCCATTTGCGAGACGACTCCGAGTGTTTTTCGAGTTGGATCCAAAGCTCAGGGCCGTTTGCGGTGGTGCGGTTAGCGTGTCCAACACGGACAGGTACACGCTCGGTCACGTCGTTGATGGTAACGATTGCGAAGGGTTTAACGTTCTCATAGTTTACGATAATTTTGTTTTCCATTTTAGGTAGTCTCCTTAAATAATAAATTTAGATTTTTAGATTATCGGCCAACTATGCCAGCCAACGAGTACGAAATATTCAATTGTCAAGGTACGAATATGAGAATCTCAAATCGTGAACGATAGGCGGTCGCTCTTGATTTTCAATTTTCATACTTTATGGTTTTTTATAAATCGCATAAATAACCCCCCGCACCCGGCGATTATTTCGTGCGTATATAGATATATATAAGCGAAGAGGGAGAGCATCTTTGGAGGCGAGCAGGGAAAGAGGGAAAGAGGGAAAGTGGTAGTGCAGGGAGAGTGGTTTAGAATCATAGATCTTCAAAGTACACCCCCACCCCGTCTTAGAAGCATCCCCTTTACACCCCCACCCCGTCTCAAACGGCCTTCGGCGTCCCAGAAATTTTATTGCAATTTTAGCGTTGCAGGGCGTGCACGTATGCACGTATTATCTATTAGAGGAGTGTAAAATGACACCGGCAAAGCTTCAACAACTTTCCAGAATGGTCGCCGACGAATCGCAAGGTATTGCAGACCTGTTAGACGATCATTGCGTATGGAAGAAAACGACTAAGGCAGCAGGTCAGGTTCAAGTGCTTGCAAACAGCGTGCTCGACGATTGTGGCTCGCCGGTTTTTGCATCCCTTGTTGGGGCAGTGATGCAACAAAAGGGACCCAAGTTCACAATTGCAGAATTGGTCACGCTCCGCCAAGCTGCATCTGCGATAGAAGACGGCAACACTCAAGCTGCCGTCTTTTTGCGTGATACCGCCGGTGAAAAACCGTCGGATAAGATAAAGGTACAAGATACCACAAAGATTGCAGACATTTCTGACGAATTGCTCGACCGCCTCGAGGCACAACTCATTGCAGAGCGCGCATCCATAGAGGTGAGTGCTGAGGAGGTTAAGAAGTGAACATTCGTATGGAATCTGCACCAGAAACCACCCCCACCCCGTTGCCCGAGGTGCAACCGCTCCCTCAAAGTATTGAGAAAATCGACGCGCTCCTTGCAGGGGTTAAGGAAGAGAAGCATAACCGGGAATGCCGCAGAGATCTTATGCAATACGTGTTGCACTGCCGGCCAGACCTCAAACCAACCCATTTGCATCGCGTTCTTTGCGACAGAGTAATGGAGTTTCTTAGACGGCCATGCCCGAGTGATAGACCCTTTGACGCTATGCTTGTTGCATTGCCATTCCAGGTCGGGAAAACCACGTGGGGTGCGCAGAGTCTACCGGCGTGGTTTATGGGGAACAACCCCGGGAAAGACGTCATAATAGTTGCCTACAATGACGACTATGCATCCGCCAACGGCAGAGAAAACAAACGCAAGCTCGAGACCTTTGACATATTTCCAAATTGCAAACCTGGGAATATCTGGACGAACAACGAGTTTATTCTCGACCGGGGGAAGGGCGTCACGAACCACCTTAAATGCGGCGCGCCCGGTACTATCAACGGCCAGCCGTGTCACCTAATGGTAATCGACGACACTTGCAAGGAGAGCACCGAGGCGGCATCCGACACATTCTGCAATACCCTCGCAAACAACTGGGTGTCCGTCATGGCATCCCGTATCAAGCCCGGCGGCAAGCTCATACTGTTCCAAACACGGTGGAACCTCAGAGATATGCATGCCGTGATTGACCAGTTCCTTGGGTACGACAAGGTAGAGCATCTTACCATTCCCTGTATGGCAGTTGCCGAGAATCCTGCGGATGACCCGCTGGGCCGGGAGAAAGGCGACGGGCCGTGCCCCGAGATTGGCAAAGACCGCAAATGGGTGCAAGCATTCGCCGCGTCAATGATTAAATCAGGCGGCGAGTTATTCTGGGAGAACTGCTACCAAGGCAGTCCTACAGTTGCCGCCGGTAACATTTTCAAGCGGCGCTGGATAAAAGACTACGACCCTAATAAATATAATGTTATGCACGCGTGGAATGCTGACACAGACAAAGCTTGCCAGTGGCCATTGCTGGCCGTCACTGTAGACGCAAGCTTCAAGGACGGCGAGAAGAACGACTACACTGCAGTTCAAATCTGGGGTAAAGTCTATGAGGACTACTATTTGCTAAGACCTATGAAAGGTCACTGGTCGTTCGTGCAGCAAGTAGATATGATCTCTAAGATTATTCAAGAATGCAATCCTCGGTATATCTACATTGAGGATAAAGCAAACGGCCCCGCTATTATCGATATGCTTTCCGCGCAATTCCAAGGGGTTATCCCGGTAAAGCCTGAAGGCGGCAAAGACTCCCGTGCCTCTGCAGTTTCATATCTATTCAGTAGCGGGCACGTGTATGCAAGCGACAGTGTAGACGGCACTAAGGAATGGAAAGACTCTTTGATTGCATTTCCTAACGGGCAACACGACGATGACGTCGACGCAACAACGCAATTCCTAAACCGTGCCGCAATGATCGACGCGAGCATTGCAAGGGTTGAGGATATAAGATATACGCATTGGACGGACGATATGTTCGAAGATTACGACAATGCTGACGGTGAACTAAAAGCGTTCCTCCTTAAACAATGGGGAACACCTGACACTTGGTTAGAGGAGGACTAATGGCAGACATACCTGAAACACTTGAACAGTTCGGCGGCTCTATGTACGATAAAGTTATTCAACTTTACTACAGAGCCCGCGGCGAGTTCGAACCGAGACTGCGCCAGATTGAAAGAGAGAACTCTCTATATAATGGCGACGGTACGGTAAAAGGAAAGGATGGCAAGATAGCAGCTGCTCAGTGTCTTGAGAATATGACATTCGAGCTCATTGAGACGCAGATCTCTAATGCGATACCTTTGCCTAAAGTAACGGCAAGGCGCGCGGCAGACAGAGAACTTGCATCTTCGGTAGAACAATATCTCCGCCTCGAGATGGACAGACTCGACAGCGAGTTGCTGAATGACCGTGTAGAAAGAGGCGTCCTCAAGCACGGCGCGCATTTCTACCATATCTATTGGGACACAACAAAGAAGACAAAGTCTGGCTACGGCGCCATCGGCATTCGCGACTACTCGCTGAATAACGTCATTGTCCAACCGGGCATTGCAAGGTTCCAAGATGCGCAGTATCTTTTCACGATTGACGACGTACCTAAGCAAGTTCTTGACCAGCAATACCACGGCGACTTTCAACCCATTCCCGGGTTGTACGACGTCTGCCGCCTCATTACGTACTGGTATATCAATACCAAAGGCTATGTAGGTAGATACGGTTGGATCGAGAATACCGACCAAGTTGTGTTCGACGACGAGGACTACGAAAGCAGACGGGTAATTCGTTGCAGTAAATGTCACGAGCTGCTTAAAGATCTCGACCAAAAATGTCCGGTATGCGGCAGCGAATCTCAGGAGTATGCGGTTCTCGAAGAAGAGGTTCTTCCCGAGGATCTGCTCGACGATACTAAGATGGACGAGGTTGCAGATAGTGTTGCAATGGGCGGTGATAAGAAACCCGACGTAATTGCACCGAAAGGTACTAAGGTTCCCTTCTATCATATTCGACAACTTCCGTTTGTTTTGCGTGTGAACATTTCGGACGAACTGTCTATATTCGGTAAGAGCGACGTAGATATTCTCGAGCAAAACCAAGAAACGCTTAACAAGATAAATACGAAGATGGCTGAGAACATTCTCAAAGCCGGCTCCTTCGTTACTCACCCAGCGGACGTACACATTCCCAACGATGACAGCACTCTGAAGAGGGTTGCCATTAAAGATCCCAGATCAATACAGGCATTCAGCGTTCAAACGGTTCAAGCAAACGTGCAGCAAGACAATGTATTTGCCGACCGTATGTATGCGAAAGGGCGCAGCAGTCTGGGTATTACGGATAGCTATCAAGGTAAGCGTGACACAACAGCTGAGTCTGGCAAAGCAAAACAAATTGCAGCGGCACAGTCGGCAGGACGCCTTGAGTCTAAGCGCCGTATGAAGGAAGCTGCCTATGGCGAGATCTACAGGCTTATGTTTAAGTTCTTGCTTGCCTATAGTGACGACAAGCAGTACTTCATAAAGAAAGATGAGAAAGGTGATATTCTCGACGACTTTTTCTACAGATACTCGTTCTTATATAAAGACGAGAATACCGGAGACCTCGAATGGAACGACGATTTCTTGTTCAGCGTTGACAATGCGTCGATCCTTTCTTCGAACAGAGAAGCTATGTGGCAAGAGACAATGCAAAACTTCCAGTCTGGAACATTCGGCAACCCGCAAGATCCGCTGACGCTCCAACTTTATTGGGAAGTTATGAGCGCATTGAATTACCCGCTTGCCCAGACAGCATTAAAGAATTTGCAAGCACGTACGAAAGTATTACCGTATGAATTGCAAATGGCTATTATGGATAACCCTGCGATACTTCAACAGCTCATCGCATTCGTTCAGAATCAACAAGCTTCGGGGGCAAGTCAGCCTCAGGGGCAGGCCGCACCCCAAGGCCCGCCCATTCAACAGGAGCCAGCAGAGACGAGTCCTGTAATACCCGAAGCCGGCGCGGGACGGGGTGAATCCTTGGCAGATGGAGGTGTCGTAGATGCTACGAGTACGCAACAGTAATGTATCAATAGGCCGCGGTGAGACTGGGGTTCTACGAGTATCTGCGATTAGGTCCGATGGAACGCCGTATGTGCTTCCACCACTGCCAAGAGACGAGAATTTCAGCAAGCTTAAAGCATTCTTGCGGCTTGGGATAAATACAGATACGTATGAAAGTGATTACCTGATAGACAGCCGTTGTGATCTTACTGATCCGATGGCAACGCAAGTATTACTTGCGGTGGGTACAAACGCGGCTAACTATCCGGTAGGTACGTTTGTAAACAACCCAGGTATTGTTAAAGTTAATGGCGTAGAGTACGCAAAAGGGTTTGCTTGTTTCGAGACCGAGGTTATTGAGGATAAGAAAGTAAGTGAACTGGTCGCGGGTACAAATACAAACGTTGTATACCGGGATATTGCTAGTGGCATTTATTGGTGCGCAATGCAGGCCGACGCAAATACTATACTTGCGGTTACGTATGATTTTACGCTCGGCATTGCGATTACAAACGAATTAACGCAGCTATTGCCGGCACAACGTTATGTATATGACGTATGCGTATTGATGGGGCCGGTTGAGAACGACTACCTTACGGAACTGCAATATAAACAAATAATTGTCGGGCGGCATACGTGGACAATTGAGGAGAATACGAATGGCTACAATTAACAGTAAAATTGAAGGAGTGGACGTACTCGGGGTTGTAACTGCTGGCGAAACAATTTACGTTGGCAGAGCAACGAGTGCTCAGCACGGCATTGTAAAACCGGCCGCAACCGACTTTTTGTTTGACAGCCAAACAAATGCGTTACTTGTAAAACTCGGAGTAGGACTCAAGCGAACCGCTGACGGAATCGCAATTGCTATTTATGACGGGAGTGTGGTAACAGACATACTTGTGGTCGAAGGCGGACTTGAGATCAAGTACGCAGATATTGACGAAGGAACCGAGAATTCAAAAGTAATTCCTTGGTCAGAACGTACAGCCGCGTCAATCGATGTATCGGCTACCGCTTCGGTTGATTCTAATGTCGGAACACCGAGCGTGACAGTCACAAAAAGTGGTACTTCTGCGAATCCGTCATTCAACTTTGCTTTTAAGAATCTTAAAGGTGAGCAAGGCGTTCAAGGCATACAGGGTGTGAGCGTTGTCGGCGCGACACTCACTGAAATAAAATAAAAAGGAGGAGTTATGGCAGATAATGTTTATAATTTAAAATTTACGCTATCGAACGGCGACGTTATTGACGCGGGGCAAATCACCGCGCCACAAGGTCCGAAGGGCGACAAGGGAGATAGCGCGGATATTCCGTACTCTTCGTCCACACCGTTTATGGACGGCGTAGGCAGCGTGGGTTCGGCAAACACTGTTGCGCGTGGCGACCACCGCCACCCGTCCGATACTTCGCGGCAGGAAAAACTCGTCAGTGGCAAGAATATTAAAACGATAAACGGACAGTCCGTGCTTGGCAGCGGCGATATCCCGATTTCGGGTGGAGGGAGCGGCGGGAGTGAATACGCTAATACGTCGGAAATTGTAGACAATGCAATTACGCTCACGAGTACGAGTACGATTGACGATTTGGTGACGCAAATACTTGCGCAGAAAACGAAAGTAGTGAGAGTTCCGTGGAGCGCTAATCTTGCAAGACTTTTGGGAACACCTCCAGACTTAACAGGACCGCCGATTTCCGAGTTTTCCGTTTATTTTAAGGTAGTTTACGCGGGTGACAATAATTTAATTTCGGCGACACTTATATACAATCAATTCGTTTCAGTATGTGCCGAAATGTATATCGGGTATTGCACCCTCGAAAGTGGAGATTCAACAGACAAAACGGAATGGAGAACATTGCATAACTATTACCCCGTCGGTTCAATTTATACGACAACGAGTGATAACGTTTCCCCTGCTTTTACTTTCGGTGGTACTTGGGAGCAAATCAAAGACGTATTCTTACTTGCGGCGGGTGACACTTACACGGCAGGAAGTACGGGTGGTAGTGCAGACGCGGTTGTGGTAAGTCACAATCACCGACTTGAAAAGTTTGGGTCAGTACTTGCACTTTTTGTACCTGCTTCCGAAAGTGAAACATCAGCTGGTTTTGAGGCTGCGCCAACAGGTGAAGGACTTTGGGCTAGTGAAACTAAAGCCGCAACAGGGATTAACCACACAGGTGTAGACGGTTCAGGCAAAAATATGCCACCTTATCTCGCCGTTTATATGTGGAAACGCATCGCTTAGGAGGTAAAAGAAAATGAAAGTATATAACGAAAACAAAACTGAGGTGTTAGAGATTTACGACCTCGAACTTGGTTATCTGAAACCTGATAAAATTCTCAAGGAACATCACGAAGCCGTGCCTGAAGTACCCGCAATCACCGTCGAAGCAAAAATCGCAGAAATCACGGCAAACGACGGCAAAGTCGAGGAAATAGGTGGCAAGCAGTACAAGGTTATCGAAGAGTTCCCGAACGGCGGTAAAACCGTAGAGGAAATCAAAGAAACACCTGCTATTCCTGCAAAAGAAGCTTATGACGAATACGAGGATATACAGGTTTACATTCCGTACACCGCCGAACAACTTGCCGAGCGCAAACAGCAGAAGTACGAAGATAGAGTTGTGGAACTGCTTCGCAAAAAGTATTCGCTCAATCAGGAACTCGCAATTTTGCGACAGCGCAATGAGAAACCCGAAGAGTATCAGGCATACCACGATTATGCGGAACAGTGCAAAGCGACGGCGAAAAGAGAAATTTTAGGAGTGAAGTTATGAGCATTGAAGGAGCGTTTCTTATTTGGTTCATAATTGCGTTTACAGCAGGCGTAATCTTTGCGGTTATTCTTTGGGACACACGTACTGTTACAGATGGGTTAAAGAAAGACAGTGACTTACTCGAAACTCAGAACATACGCCTTAAAGACAGAGTTCTTAAGTTGGAAGCACGTCTGGACGCTTTAGAACTTGCCGGCTGTAAGAAGTCACGTGAATTGCCTAACCGCTGTTACGGTTGTAAAGCATTCGAGTATGAAAGCTTTGGCTGGGGTCATTGCAAGCTCTACAATGAGAAGATAGACAACTATGTGAGCTGCACAGAGTGTATGAAGGGAGGTGATGCCGAATGTGATTCGTAGAGGAATTCAGAACACCGTTTGCGTGCAAAGGCGCGCGCATTGCACGTATTATATAATAAAGGAGTGTAATAAATATGAACGTTGATTTTGAAGGAAAGACAATTTCGCGCGAAGAAGTTGAGAAGCAAGTCAAGCAAGACATTGCTAATCAGTTAGGCGTTGATTCGTTCGACGAATTATCGCAAAATAAACTTGAGCAGGATATGCTCGACAAAGGGCTTGATCCCGATATTGCATTACCGATTCTTAAAGAATTATTAAAGAAAGATCCTGAGTATCAAGCGGCTATGAAGTATAAAGACGAGTACGATAAGCTTGTACAAGACAGCGCAAGGGCAGCGGATATTGCCGCGCTAAATGCTAAGTTCGGTACAAAGTTTGAAAAGTATGAAGACATTCCTGAGAATGTCCGTCAACTTGCCGACAAAGGTGTAAGCCTTGAAAAAGCGTATCTCGTCGAAACCGCAGATAATAATACCGAGGATCGCGCCGCACATTCGGCGGCATTGCGTCAGACGGTATCGCATATCGTACCTCCCACGGGTGCAGGTCCTACTGGATCAGCAGCAGTCGATCTTGATCCTGAGCAAATTCGGAAATTTAAGCGATTAAACCCGAATGCTACAGACGAACAAATCGCAAATTTTGTAAAGGGTCGTAAGTGACCCAAGGAGAAAATATGGCAAAATACAGTTTTAAGGACGTCGGTTTCCACCAGACCGTAACGCTGTATCAAACTACAGCGTCTGAAAACAAGGATCCCGGTGACGGTTTCTACACAGCAATTGCTGCGGCTCTTCCCGTAGGCGCTCTTGTTAAAAGAGTTTATACGGCGTCGACCGGTGCGGTTACGCTTACAGAAACCACTCTCGCGGATAAGACTACCGATTTGCTTTTCCTCGTTGCAGAGAGCGGTCAGAAACCTGACGCGTATGTAAAAGACGGCGATGGCAATGTGGTAGGTAATATCCCCTATGGCAATTCGAAGTCGGTTCCCACTACCGCAAAGAAAGTTGTAATGTACCTCGTAGAAGCTAACGGTCAGCCTGATCGTGGCCTTGTACCGAGAGCATAAGGAGGCAATAAACAATGGCAGTTATCTTTAATATCGACGAGGCAATTCAACGCTCGGTATTCAACGTGTACGATCTTC